CCGTAACGACAGGCCGTTACGGGGTTAAGTTTGCGTGTGTCAAGTGTTTAGGCGATGACCGTAACGACCGTAACGGACCGTAACGCTTGACGAGTGTGAAATTCCCCGGCTCGAACGTATCGACCGGAGATTTTGTGTGAGTGAGTGACTTTATCAGTGAGGTGATTTATGTCGTGGACACAGAAGGCATCGAAGGGCGGGGACGGCAATTTTGAACGTGCCCCAGCCGGCAATCATCCCGCGGTTCTCATTGGCCTCATCGACATGGGGACGCAAGAGAACAACTACCAGGGCAATGTGACTTGGCAGCACCGGGCGTACTTTGTGTACGAGCTAGTGATGGAGAAGATGACCACCTTCCCGGGCAAGAACCACATTCTCGCGATCGACCTGACCGTGAGCATGAACGAAAAGGCGAAGCTGAGGAAGTGGGTCGAAGCTCGGACCGGAAAGCAAATCCCCGATGGCGTGGAGTACGACATTTCCCAAGAGCTTGGACAGCCAGTCCTGCTCAACGTCGTGCTGAACAAGGACGGCTACCCGAAGATCGAGAGCGTGGGCAGCGTGCCCAAGGGGATGACCGTGCCAGCGCCGCAGAACAAGCCGGTCATCATGTCATTGGAAGACTTCAAGGGGACCGGCAGGGTTCCCGAGTTCTGCCCGTGGCTCTACGGGGAGAAACTGGAGGACCACATCAAGCGAGCGCAGGAGATAACCGGCAAGGGAACGAATCAACCAGCGCCGGCTACGGCTCCGCCGTCGGTTGTGCCAGTCCCACCCTCGGGCGCACCCAAGCCGCCATCGGCAAACGGAGCGCCTGCCCCACCGGCCGCCAATGGGGCGACTGACCGCAAGTTCTGGCTTGATGTTGGCGGCGGCAAGGTCAAGGAGTTCAAGGAATCCGAGAGCCTGGACGTGTTGACGATGCACGGTGTAGCGCCGGAGTTCGCGATGGTGTTGCTTGAGGGCACCAATGAATGGAAGCCGGCAGCATCGTTCGGCATGAAGACGGCGTTTTGAGGTCGCAATGGGAATGCGCGTGAGTCCAGATATGGAGCGGAAGTTACTTGAGTTAGCCGGGGAGGTTCCTTTGCCTCCCCCGGTTGACCTGGACGCTTCGGAGAAGCAATTTCAAGCCGATGTAGTGAAGTACGCCAAGCGATGCGGCTGGGAAGACGTGTACCACACGTTCAACTCGAAACGCTCTTCGCCTGGATTCCCCGATTGCGTATTCGGACGCCAGCACAGAGCGCCGCACTTAATGGTTGCGGAGTTGAAAGTCGGAGACAACGAGCCAACGGATGATCAGCAACGATGGCTCAATTACTTCTTGTTGGCAGGAGTGCCGACCTACGTTTGGCGTCCTGAACACTGGCCAGACATCAAAAGGATTTTGGAGGAAGGAACATGACTAAGAGTTGCCTCCATTGCAAAAAGCCACGCGGTTGTGGCGGGTGTCGCGGGCTCTGTTACCAGTGCTACAATCGCCGGCAAATCCGTGTGATGTACCCAGCGCAATACACGAAGCCGGCATCGTTGGCAGTTACAGCGGCCGAATTGGACGCGCTGGAAGCGGAGCAGCTGGCGACGATGCCGGCGAGTGTGCGGCGTGATGACCATGAGATTTTTAAGGCGAGCGGGCGATGAACGGCGGAGCGGATTGTCGGAAGATCCCCGAATTGGCAAATGGAGTTGGGTGCGGTGTTCATTCAGTCGCAACAGATACCGAAACTCGACCGGGGGGGCACGGATTGCTAGGTCTCGTCGCTGATGTTCCGCTGAAAGCGCCATTCCCCTATCCCGGCGGAAAGAGTCGCGTTGCCGATCTCATTTGGGATCGATTCGGAAACGTCGATAACTTCATCGAACCGTTTTGCGGGACGCTCGCCGTGACATTGCGCCGGCCCGCCGAACACTTCGCGGACGGCTACCGGGTGGAAACAGTGAACGACGCGAATCATTACATCGTGAATTTCTGGCGCGCGGTGAAATATGCGCCCGATGCCGTCGCGGAATGGGCCGACTGGCCAGTCATGGAGTCCGACTTGCACGCGCGGCATAAATGGCTCGTTCGGTCGCAAGAGGTAGCCAGCTGGCGGGAGAAGATGCGGACGGACCCGGAGGCTTTCGATGCGAAGATTGCGGGCTGGTGGGTGTGGGGCCAGTGCTGTTGGATTGGCGGGGCGTGGTGCAATGACGTTCGGACGGACTATGTGCAAATGCCGCAAATCACCAATGCACGAGACATCGGCGCTGGCGTGAATCGTGACACGGACGACGGCGCAGATAGCGAACGCCGTCCGTCGTTCTCGTTCAACAATCTCGGCCCGGGCGTCCGCCGCGATCACACGCTGGACGAATGCGACCATCACAAGCGGCCGGTTATCGCTAACGACTCGTCAAAGCACGGGCACGGCATCCACGGCCGACCGCAACTCACCGACGCATTCGACATCGGGCGGGGTGTGAATGCGAGTGCCGCCGACATGCTCAAGCGTCCGGGTTACAACAACGGAATTGGTTACGGTGTTAACGCAAACGTTGGCGCAACAGTTTGCGATTCCCGCCGCTCTTGGCTCACCAGCTGGATGCGTCGGCTGTCGGATCGGCTGCGACTCGTCCGCACTTGCTACGGCCATTGGGCTCGAATCTGCGACAGCGATTCGACGCTCACCCGGCTCGGCACGACCGGCGTTTTTCTCGATCCGCCTTATCCGGCCAATCGTGCCGACACCGGCGAGAAGTCTCGGGACGACACGCTCTATGCGACCGACAAAGGCGCGGACCTGGACAAGCTCCGCGACGAGGTTCTCGACTGGTGCCGGCGCTGGGGGCAGGACAAGCGGATTCGCGTTGCGATTTGCGGCTACGAAGGCGACGGGTACGAAGCGCTCGAGGCGGAAGGCTGGACGATCCACGCTTGGGAAGCTGGCGGCGGCTACGCGAATCAGAGACGGTCCGGCAAGGGCAAGAGTGAGAACGCGAAGCGGGAACGGATTTGGTTCAGCCCGGCTTGCATCAAGGACAATCGACCGAAACCGGCGGAGCTATTCGCGTGAACATCTTCGACGCACTAACTGAGTAGGCGAGCATGAACGAACGCATCGGCTACGACGAATTGCTCGAATCGCGAGTGCGCCAACTCCGCGAGATTGATGAACGATTGGAAGCAATCGAAAAAGAATGTCGCAATGGCGGCGATCAGCACACCGCATGGAAATTGAGTCATCAACTGCGGGTTGAGATTTCCGTGATGATCGCACGGGCAGAAGCGGAGAGTGAGGCGTTTTGATGAACCTCTTCGACGCACTCCCGAACCCGCCCGCCGCGATCCCCGGCGCAGCCCCCGGCGCTCGCTTCGCCGGCGCGGACTATGACCACGAGCGCGATCACGCGCGGCTCACGGGGCAAATCCTGCGCGTGTTCGAGTTGATGCGCGATGGGATGTGGCGGACGCTGGCGGAGATTGAGGCGGCTACGGGCGATCCGCAAGCGAGTGTGTCAGCTCAGCTCCGACACTTGCGCAAGCGCCGCTGGGGTTCGCACACGGTCAACCGGCGGCACGTTGGCGACGGGTTGTACCTGTATCAGTTGGTGGTGAATAACGCATAAACGACGACCGATATGATAACTTATGTTAAGTTGCAATTTTCACGGGAGAGATGAAATGGCCGTCAAACCACTCACAAGACGAACCATGACGCTGAGCGAGTTGCAACTGCGGACGGCGAACTTTCTCCGACTGGTCAAGTTCCAGCTTCGGCGAATGCCCCACCAGGACGGACTCAATGACGAGGAGTTCATCGCGCAGCAAGTAGAGCCGTTTGAGACCGACATCTATCAGGATCGGCAGATTTTGAAGATGGCACGCAAGGCGAAACGAGGAGAAAGAAAATGAGCGAAGCTAAATGCGAAGGTTGCGGCGCTCGCGACGGTAACTTCAAAAAGATCAATGTGACGAACGGCGTTTTGAATCTTTGTCGGCAGTGTCTTGATGACGTGAACCGCAAGAATCCAGAGTTGATCGAAATAAGGGCGGCGCTCGCTAAGTGGTGGATTCGCCGCGAACGGCTATCGTCCGATTGCAAGGCCCTTGGAATTTCCGGCGACAAGAAAGACAGCGGGCGTTGGGGCGAAGAGTTGGGCATTTACATACTTGACTCATCAAGGGGCGGATGAATGAAAGTTACTCATAAATTCCCGGTCGTTTGTGCCTGCCCGGTTGATGCGCGGCAGGACGTTTACGACTGCACTGTCGAAACGAATCGAACCGTGAAAGTTGAGGACATTCTAGCTGCGGCTCAGCGTGCAACTGCCAAGCCAGCTTTCCAAGAGGACATAACGGAGCGGCTTGCGGCCGATCTTGGCTGTCGAGTGATGACCATTGGACGGCACAGCAACGTCGAAACGACGGTGACAAGCGGAGACGATGAGTGATGCTGCTTGTGAGCGGAGCAACGGCAGACATGCGGCGGATTGGCAGCAATCCGCACCTTGGCTATCTGTGCGTTCCCGGCGAGGACTTCCGAGCGAAGTTCCTAACCGAATCGGGCTTCGCCTACGCTGCCGACAACGGCTGTTTTGTGGCTCTGGATCGTCGCCGGTTCCTCAAAATGCTGGGAGAAATTGCGGAGTACCCACGCAAGCCGATTTTCGTGACTGCCCCTGACGTGGTAGCCGACGCGACGGAAACACTGAGACGATTTGCCGTGTGGGGGCCGGTGATTCGAGAACTTGGCTTGCCGGTCGCACTCGTCGGACAGGACGGCTTGACTTCCGAGTCTGCACCGTGGGGCCAGTTCGATGCGTTGTTCGTTGGTGGATCGACAGGATGGAAACTAGGTCGCGATGCAATGGCGCTGGTCGATGAAGCCAAGCAACGCGGGCTATGGGTTCACTTAGGACGATGCAATTCGTTCCGGCGAGCCAAGTACGCGGAAGCAATCGGTTGCGATTCAATCGACGGCAGCAAATTTAGTCGGTTCGCCACAACGTACATCCCGAAGATGGTTCGGAAGCTAAACGACTACCGAACGGATGTGAGACTGTTCTGATGAGTCAAGTATGTAAGCGCCAAGAGTTGGCCCAGCGATGCGAACCACTGAGGGCATTTTGCTCGATCATCTTCGGCGATTTAGACCGGGCCGCGAAAGCAATTGAGGCAGAAGACAAGCTCAGATAACGTGGATTATGTCTCGTAAATGAGAGCAGTGAGGCGCGAAACACTATGAGGCCAAAGATGAAAAGACTGCCGATCCTAATGGTTGATTTCCGTAAGCACGACCAAGCTCGCATTCGTGAGTTGTTGCGATCCGTCGGCCACGACTGCACAGACGAACAAGCGGAACAGCTACGCGCCATCATGGGGATATTGCCGGAAGACGACAACGAGGCTTTCGGTAATCTCTGCAACTACGTCGCTCTCGACCTGGAAAAGTCAGATAGATCGCTTACCGAACGGCTAGCCGAACTGAAAGCCGAGTACGACGCGGCAGGCCCGCAAGTCAGGCAGATTGTCGAGCGCAAAATGCTAATAGCCACGAACACTCAACCCGAGCATCCGAAAGATTGGGATTATCCGTGCCTCTGTGACGAATGCCGTTCGTGCGGCTGACCCCCGCACTAACCCCGCGAACTTTACGACGGAGGTATAGACGAAAATTGCTGTCGGGAATCCAATCGAACTGCCGGGAGTGTGGCCGGAAGCGTCAGAACGAATTGAAGCGGAAGCGTAGGCTTGCCGCGTAACTATGTGATGCTCGAATGAGAAGAATTTGCCACAAAATTACGCTCTCTGTTGAAGTGCCAATCGGCATGATGTTCGAGGACGGCACCGAAGGAACGACGCCGGACCTGACAGAGAGGGCGAACGGACAGTTCTTTGTTGACGTGCGAGGAGCGAAGCGGATTCGGGCAAAGACCATGAGGGAATTTGTTCGCAAGCTGGAAAAGGACGTTGAGGAGATGTTCTGGTAACTCCGAACTTGGAGAGGCAATGAGTCCGACCGATCAAGAGACCTTCTTCGCCGGCGCTGCCAAGTATGGCAATTTGGCGCTGGCGTTTTGGGAAGTGGCGACCGACGCCGATTCGATGCGCGGCGACCACGAGCAGTACACAAAACTCGCATTCGAGCGGGCCGCAATTGCCGCACGAGAGCAATTGCGTGTCGAACTCGGCCGCGCTTACCGGGCCATTCGTGGTATGTATACGGCACACGTTGCCGGCGAGAAGATTCCACAATCGACGCTCGCATACCACTCGCCGACGATTGCCGCCGCGATTCGATTTGTCGATGAAGGCGCGATGGATGGATCGGAGTATTTCGTTGGCAAGCCGGTCGATGTTTTGCATGCGGCTCTGAAACTGGCTGAGGCCGGTAACAAGATCGAATAACCCCGCTAACTTTGGGAGGATGGGCGATGAGCGACGACAATCAGGAAACACAGACGCGCTGGGTTTGTTTGGACGGGAGTGCGGCGAGCAAGCGCTGCCCAAACGGCAACCTGATTACGAGCGAACACATGCTTTCGGACGACGGCAAACGATGCCTCGCGTGTGGCGCGAGGAGAGTCCCGAAAGTGCGAGACACGGTGAAGAGTCAGCCAGAGTAGGTCGGATACTCTTTACTATGTGCGGTAAATGAGAAGGTGACACATGAGAATTTTAGAGATCACGCATCAACACCGAAACGACTTCGAGGCCGTCATGCTCTGCGAGCATTGCGGACACAAGCAAAAACTCGGCTCGGGCTATCACGACCAGCATTATCACACAAAGGTCATCCCGGCAATGACGTGCGAGCAGTGCAAGCGAAACCGGGCCGGCGAGATTCCGGCCGAAGAGAATCCATACGGACAGGTTCCGGTGCCAGCATGAAGACCGAGAGACAGAGACAAGCGGCAATCAGACGGAAAGACAATCTGCCCTACCGTTGCGAGTGCGGCGGCGTCATGGAGTACGCCGTTGACTTCGGACGAGTGTTCTCTGTCTGCAAGAAATGCACGCCGGTCGTCAATTTGAACACTCGCGGTTGCAAGCCAATGAAGCCAGAGACGGCAGCGGCACTTGGCAAGATGTTCAAGGCCATGCATGAACAGCTTTCGCGCCTGCCACAATGACCGATAGTAAACCTTCCGTTAAGTCGCAAAACTGAGGCAACAGCCCAATGCAATTCACTCTGCCGGCCAACACGCTCGCAAGCGCCCTCGCGACGATCGCGCCGGCGCTCGGCAAGTCCGATCTGCTCGCCTATGCCAAGCTGTCCTTGTCGGACGGCTTGACGCTCTCGGCTCAAGATGGCGAGTTATCCATCGTGCATCGCCTGCCCGATGTCACTGGCACGCGCGGCGAATGTCTGGTCGCGCCCGGCCGGCTCAAGGCGCTCGCGGACCTCGTTGGCGGCGATGTGTCATTCGTGACAAGCAACGAACTGCTCGCCGTCGAAGCCGGCCCTGATCGCTTCCACCTGCCCATCGCCGATGTCAATGGCTGGCCGACAATTCCCATTTCTAAGAACACACCTACCTTCGCGATGCCTTCCGTTGACCTGAAAGCGGCCATTGCTCGCGTCTGCTTCGCCGCTGGCGGGGAATCGGAGCGTTACACGACAAGTGGAGTCCTTTTCGACCTGGACGCGGGAAAACTCAACCTAGTGGCCACAGATGGCAAACGGCTGGCGTGGTGGAAAGGCGATTCAGGCGGAAAGGCGAGCGCCATCGTACCACAGCGGGCGATCCGGGCGCTGGCAAGCGCTGAAGGCGAGATGTGCAGCGTGTGGATCACCAAGAACGGCGCTACGTTCGCCGTTGGCGACACGACGATTGTGACCAAGCTGCACGAAGGGCCATTCATGCCCTACCGTGACACGGTGCCGAAGCCGAAAGCGATCAAGGCGAGTGTGGTGCTTGTCGCCGGCGAGTTCCGATCCGCAGCCGAACGGGCGGCGCTGATGACTGACGATGAGACGAAGCGCGTAGACTTCACCTTTGCGAAAGAGTCTGTGACGCTGCGGGCTCGGGGCGCAACGAGCGGCGATGCCACGGTCGTACATCCGCTGACGGGCGGGGCGGAATTCGGTATCTCATTCGACCCCGATGCGCTTGTAGGCAGGGCCGGGTTGATGCGAGTGCTGGACGGTGACGAGCGGATTACGTTGGACCTCATCGCGCCGGATAAGCCGGCGGTGTTTCGGAGTGGGAAGAATTGGGTGTGTGCGGTCGTACCTTTGGCGTGATAAGTAGGAATCAAAAATAGGGAGATTTGAATGCCAACAGGATTCACTTGCGATGTTCAGAATGGCAAAATCACCGAGTTGGGGGACTTCGTGCTGAGATGCGCCAGGGCATTCGGCGCTCTTATTACAATGCGAGATGACCGGATCGACACGCCGATCCCATTTCGATTTGACCCGGACTCCTACTACGTCAAGAGCGTCGAAGAAAAGAGGAGAGAGCTTGATCGGCTCTCCAAAGCCGCCAAGGTGACTCTTGAGCGCGAATGGGAAAGTGACTTCAAACAAGAGATGGACAGGTTCCAAGAGTCGAGCGAACGGCGAGCGTTAGAGAAACAGCGGTACGAATCCATGCTCGCCAAGGTCAAGGGCTGGGAGCCGCCGACGCCGGATTACGACGGACTGAAAAAGTTCATGCAAGAGCAGTTGGAGGAGAGTATCAAGTTCGATTGCTCTTGGGAAATGCCAATTCCGGAAAGGAAGACATTCGGAAAATGGTACGCGGACAAAAAGGAACGGGCGGCGTCTGACTTGGCCTATGCTGAGAAGTCACTTGCCGAAGAAGTCGAGCGAGCCAAGAGTCGCACGGAATGGATTCGCGCCCTGCGATCATCGCTGTAAAACTGCGATTATCTAGTCATCGTCATCCGCAAACATTCGCGCCAACATCCGCGCCTGCAATGCCGCCGCCGGCGCGAGCAAGTCAATCGTCAAGTCAGACAGCGGCGTACCCGACAGCTTTAACTGTGGCAGCGCCCGCTTGCGATTCTTGAGCCACCATGCAGCGAGCTTGTCCCACGCTTCCGCCTCGGTCGCGGCATAGCCGACGTGAACGTGTCCGCCCGCCCGTCCCAGTTCCGGCCGGTTCTCGTCAATCAGTGGCCCGCGCGTGAAGTCCCACGGCTGCACTCTGTAGGGGCTTGTGGGATCATCCGGCCGCACACGATGAATGCAATGAGCAGCATCCCTGAACCCACTGTCGATGAGATAAAGCTGCCGTGCGAATCGGCCGATGTTGCTAAGACTCTCCACGTAGTCCGGCATCGTCTCGCAATCACCGCTCACTCGCAATGGCATCCGCCGTGCATGGCGCATGTGAAACACGGCTTGCTTGATGATCCGCGTGGCTTCGACGGTTTGGGACGTGCCGTTCTCGCCGATTGTCACTGTTGCCGGCACGCCTTCAGGCACGCGAATCGGCTCGCGGAACCGCGCCGCGCATATGCTGGCCGGCTCGCGAATCACGTCGGGAACGCCATCGACCGCGGCAGAGACCTCTGAGGATGTAGCGGGTTGTAAGTCGCCCGAATAGAACTGAGGCTCGCTATAATCCTCCCAGTCTTTGCGACGGTGCTGCTGACGAGTCTTCGCCGTTCGTGGCGCAGCGGCGGGTTTGGGTCGAATGACCTCGCCGAATAAGTTTTGCATGGAATCAGCTTAGCAATTCCCTTCCGCCCCAACCATGCCGCACGCTCACGGTATGGCTTCGCCGCCGCCAGTCCCGTCCCGCGCCACTCCGCCGCCTGTCCCCGGTCGTTCACCGGGCGGTACGTTCCGCGGTGCAAGTGAACGTCTGCCGACGCTACCGGAACGAATGTCGCCAGCGGCGAGTGATCGGCGCGTCGGGATGGAAGAGGGCGGGCTCGAGCCGGAAGCGCCGGTAAACACATGGATCGACGTGATGAGCACGTGGCTAAGTCGTGTCAGGTTCTCGTGGGCACCAGTGCGAGGCGGACCACCGACGCAACCGACAAAAGACCCGAAGCAACGCACGGGCTATTTGCAAGTCGAGTTCCTGTCAGGTGCCACAGTGGAGTACACGAATCCGCAACCATATAGCGTGTTCGATGACTTGATTAACTCATCAAGCAAGGGGTATTTTTTACATCACGCGCAAAGCCATTTGTACACACAACCATACACGTTACTTTCCCCACCGATCAGAAAAGTCACTGCCGAGATGCGAAAGCTGCGCGAACCCAAGAGTCGAATGCGCGGCGGTCATGTTGGCGGACTGAGGCACATTGGCAGAACCCGCCCGCCCCGATTGCCGGGCATCGCGTGACCTGTACAATCGCGTCAGCTGCGCTACACCACGCGGCAAACACAACGCGAGGGGCACCCATGAGAATTCGCAATGATGCAGGCTGGGCACAGCATTCACCACCACCACTGCCGACAACGCTGGAGCAACTGACGAAACATCCGTACTACGCGCCTGACCGCGTATTAATCCGCTGTCCTGATTGTCGCCGCAACCACCTCGCGGCCCTGACATGCCCGCCGCCAAATGCTCGGGCGATTCAACAATGCGGCATCGCCGTCGTTGACGAACCTGAGTGGCACGCGGAGAAGGTGGCGGCGTAACGATGGCATTGAACGACCGACGACGCCGATTCATCGAAGAGTACCTGATAGATTGCAACGCCACTCAGGCGTACATCCGAGCCGGGTACAAGGGGAGAGGTCATTCGGCCGAATCCGGCGCTCGCCAATTAATGAGCAATAGTGAGGTTGCAGAAGCGCTAAAAATGGCCCAAGAAGAGCGAGCAGAAGAAGCTGAGATTGATGCCGCTTGGGTACTCGAAAGGCTGCGTATCGAGTCGCAGCGCACTGGGACAGGCGCTTCCCATTCTGCCCGTGTCCGGGCACTAGAATTGATCGGTAAGCATGTCGGGCCAGACATGTTCCCGGACACGGTGAGGTACAAAGACGCTACCGATGATGACCTCGACCGCACAATTGACGAGCGAGCTGAAAGCCTACGAAAGAGAAGAGAGAGAATACGAGAGCTTGCTGAGCGAGCGCGAGCGGAGACTAACGGTCACGCTGCCGCCTCCGCCCCTTTTTCAAGTAACGGACACGCCGCATCCTGACAAGCAATTCATCTCGACTCACCCAGACGGGTACCCGCTCGTACATCTGCATCCCGGCCAGTGGCGAGCATGGCATTCGCCGGGCCGATTCGTTCTCATCCTGTCCGGCGCTCAATCTGGCAAGACGGCCCTCATCCCGTGGTGGCTGCTGCGTGAGATGCAACACCCCGAACGCGGCGGACCCGGCAACTATCTCCTAGTCGCTCCCACGTTCCGCCTGCTCGACAAGCAAGCGGTGCCAACGCTAAATCGGGCGTTTCATGCGCTCTTGCAATTGGGCTCATTGGCAGGCGGATCGTCAGGCGAGTTTCGTATCTCAGAAGAAGGCCACAAGCGCATCTGGCCAAAGCTGCCCTACTCGCCGACGCGGATCGTGTTTGGCTATGCGGAGAACCCGGACAGCCTCGAATCAATCACCGCTAAAGCTGCGATCCTAGACGAGTGCGGGCAGCGTTCTTTCAAGTTGGAATCGCACGAGGCCATTCAATCGCGCCTCGCGATCCATCGCGGACGCATTCTCTATCTCACCACGCCTTACGAATTCAACTGGCTGAAGACGGATGTATATGACAGGGCCGAGCGCAATCGCACTGCGCAGCGCGACATTGAAATCGCAAAGACTGAGAACCGAGAACCATTGCCAGCGAATCCAGCCGACGCTGGCTATGACAGCGTGAGCTATGAATCGCGGATGAACCCGGTGTTTTCACAGGAGGAATGGGACAGGCAAAAACGGGTGTTGCCAGGATGGCGATTTTCCATGCGCTACCGTGGTCTGTTCACTCGACCCGCAGGCGCTATCTACGATTGCTTTGTCGCTGAGTACGGCAGCGCTGAACGGTTTGGGCATTTGATGCGCGGCGACGGCTTTGTTCTGCCGGACAACTGGCCGATCCACATAGGACAGGATTTCGGCGCTCCGAACTTCGCCGCCGTCTTCCTCTACGAAGTGATGGAGGAAGTGCCGGGACCGAGCGGCAACGGGCCAGTGCTGCGCCGGCTTACCAAGCCTCAATACGTCGCGTTCGCCGAATACCGTCCGGAAGTGGCAAAGAAAATGTCCGACCATGTAACCGCAATGCGTGCGGTTATTAAGCGCACATCGCCGGCTACCAGTGTCGGCGGGTCGAAGTCTGAAGGGCAATGGCGCAAGGAACTGGCAGCGGCTGGTTGGCCGACATTTGAGCCTGACCAGCCTGATGTTGAGATAGGCATTGGCCGCGTGTATGAACTTCTGGCCGAGTCGCCGCCTCGGTTGTACATCATGGACACGTGCCCTAAACTGATTGAGGAATTGAAGCGGTACTCTCGGCCGGTCGATGAGGACGGCGTGCCGTTGGAGGGCATCGTGGATAAAGACCTTTTCCACGGCGCGGACTCATTACGCTACGTGTGCTCGTGGCTGAATCGCAAGGCAACTGGCTATTACGTGGGAGTGTTCGGATGAGCGTAATCGCAGGCGAAGAAATTGACGCGATGGATTTCGTTTACATCGGAGCGGATGGCAAGGCGTACAAGTCAAACGGTGATCGGTATATGGGCCTTGAGCCGTTCGATCTCCAACAACTGCAACAGGCCGAAGTCGAGCCGGCGATTGTCGTGGAGGTGCCGAAGTGAGCAAAGAGCAAGCAGAACGAGCAGAACACCTGATTGAAGCGCTATGCACTTTAACAGCCAACGTTGCCGCAATAATGGAATTGCTAATTGACAAAGGCGTGGTGACGGCCGAAGAAGTAGAGCGAAAGGTTCCAAAATTCACCGCTTTGCTCGATCAACGAATTGCCGAAGTGGTCGAGTCAAAGCCCTAACTTCCACCCGCCCCTAGTCCACGTCATGCTCCGCACATGGGGCAATCCTCGTCGATGCAGTGGTATCTCGAACGCAAGGCCGAGCAAGCCGCCGACGAGATACGCAAGTCCGTTGCGCAACGAACCATCATTGGTACTCAGGCCGGTCGTGAAGCCACGCCGATGCAGCGAGCATGGGCGACTGGCCACACCGCGGGCTATCAACGCAGCAACAGCTTTGCGCAATTGGACCACGATAAGTCGTGGACCAATATCGGCACGAACACGAACGCCCGGCAGTGGATGCTGTCGAGCGTGTGCGCCTATGACCGCAGCATGGAGGTTCACAAGTCGGTTGCGCAGGATGCGCCGGCCGAACAGCGCAAGCCAATCCAGAATCACCCAGCGATCAAGCTGCTCAAACACCCCAATCCCGTTGTCGGTTATCACGCATTCATGTGGCAAGTCGCCAAGCAATTCGGCCTGACGGGCGGCTGCGTCATTTGGGAAGTTCGGAACGAAGAAGGGATACCAGTCGAATTGTGGGTACTGCCACGGGCCTGGCTCACGTTCTGGCCACCTAGCGAGCGATGCCCACTTGGACGATGGCGCGTCGTCAACCCACGCGGCATCATGGGTTACTGGGGCGGGATGACTGTCAACGGCATCACGCTGGCTGGTGGGTTCGAGCTTGATGTACGCGATACGATCAATGTCTATCTACCGCATTCTCTCTATCCCGGTGAGCCGTACAGTCAGCTTGAAGCGTGCGCCGAGATCATCGACATTGGCGAGAAGGCCGACAAGGCTACTTGGTCATGTCTGGTAAATGCAATTCGGCCGGGGCTAATCCTCTCCGTCGAAAGCGAGAACCCGCTTGGACCGGAGCAGCTATCCGCGATTGAAAAGACGCTCGCCGAATTGAAAGGCGGCGAGAACAACGCGGGCAAGACGCTGGTGCTGCAAAACGTCAAAAAGGATTCGCTCGGTACGCCGATGAGCGATCTCAACAGCGTTGACCTACGCACGCAGAATCAGCAAATGATGCTTGCGGCTCACGGCGTACCGCCTATGGCCGCTGGCATCCGCACAGACGTGGGCAGCTATAGCGGCGATGCGGCGACGATCAATACCTACGTCGAGCAAGTTGTGCAGCCGATGCTCAACTTTTATGGCGGCGTTTTGACACATCGCTTTCAGCGCTATTGGGGCGACGATTTCGAGTTGGAGTATTCTGCGAAGCGGATGGACGATGTGATCATCGACGGGCAGCGACAAGAAAGGTATTTGAAAGGTTACGTGCAGGGTGTGTTCACCCTGAATCAAGTTCTCAAAGTATTCAAAGAACCGCCGGCTACAATCAATGGCGTTCCGGACCCAAGCGCTGACGAGAGAAAGCCGCCAGCGCCGCCGCCCGGTATGCCTGGTGCTATGCCCGGTCAGGACGCGGGCGGCACTCCAACGCATGACCTCAACGATGACGTACCCGACGACACCAGCACTGGCGTCAAGCGGCCGGAGCTTCAACAGGCTAGTGGAAATCGCCTGCCGTCGTTCCTGATGAACGGCAGCGCTAACGGAGTCGCACATTGAAAGACGACGAAATCCTCGCCGCGTTCCGACAACTCGCCGAAGCGCAGGCGAAAGAGTCGCAGGCCAAAAAGACGCTCGATGCGTTGGAGGCGAAGCGCGATCAGGCGATGACGGCGCACGCCGAAGCGGTTCGGTATACCGCACGCTGCACGCAGCGGCTTGTCGAGCTTGGCAAGGTTACACCGCTGGAGATTCCGCCGGCAGCGCTTGTGGAACTCATCGGTCCGCAGAAGCCGGCAACAGCGCCGCCGCAAAAGCCCGCGAAGACGAAAGGATGAACATGGAACAAAGACGCCTGCTGTGTGAATTGGCCGTGGGCGATACATTCCAGATCGTTCAAGGTGGAATTATCTACAAGAAGCTATCTGAAACTGAATCAGAGGCACTGAACGGTCCCGAGCCAAACACAATCGCGAAATGGATTCCCCAATCGAAGGTGATTCCATGCTGACGACTACGCGGCATCCGTGGCTCCGCAAGTCAGCTCGCTTTGAGGAAGGGAAGCACAAGCGAGACCACGGCAAGTTCTCGTCAACGCAAGGCGCACGAGGCCAGACGAAGCCGAGCGCACCGTCCTCGCGGCACAACCCGGACCTGGACGAAGCGATGGGCATGACGCCGAATCGCGGCCAGTCCGCGAAGCCAGCCGCTGCTGACCCGTTCGCCGAATACCAGCCCGGCTCACAGGACATTCACAAGCCGGGACCGCCGCCGTTGCCACAGCGGGCACAAGGACAGCAACAGGCGCACGCGGCCGTCAAGAGTCTCGCCGCATCCGTGGGCAAACAATTCGCGTTTGGCAAGCCACACAAAGTGAAGGATTTCATCAACGCCATTCGCACGGCAATGCACGGCGTATCGCCTGAAGTACGCGATGCATTCGCGGAGAAAGCGGGCCTGACTCCGCAGGACACGCCGCGGCAGGTAGTCGAGAAGTTCTACGCGGCTTTTGGTGGGAAGGTGAAGGTGACGTGGAAGAGCAAGACGGCGCAGCCGCCGCCGTTGCCCTCGCAGCGTCAGCAGAGCGCCGGCACGCACCATCGCGGCGGCATCGCCGTTCCACGCGGGCGGTCGCGGCATCCGTGGCTACAGGGAGGCAAGCGATGATCTACAAGGATTTCGCGGGCGGCATCATCAAGCTGCATCACGGCGACAATCCGGCCGGGATGCTCGGCTTCGTTCTCCGCGATGCCAACCCGCAAACCAACGCCGGCAAGATGAGCGCTCGCGTCGTCATCTCGACTGCTAGGCCGGACCGCTCCGATGATGTTGTTGAGACTAAGGGCATCGACTTGAGCGAACACAAGGGCAACCCGATTGTGTTGCTCAATCACAATAAGGATTTCCCAATCGGTCACGCCGAAGATCGCATGGGTGCCTACACGGTCAAGCGCATCGGCGACGACCGGATGGAAGCAGAGACATTCTTCACGCAGGCCACGCAACTCGGTGAGCAAGCCTTTCAGCTTGTCGAGCGGAAGGTATTGCGTGGCGCTTCGATCGGTTTCCTGCCCGTACTCGGCATGGTTGAGAAGCGCGTCCGCGGCGTGCATTACAAGGCCGCGAGGCTCGTGGAGTATTCGCACCTCGCAATTCCTGACAATGCGGACTGCTTGATACTCGCCGTTGAGAAGGGCATCGGCGGCAAGGCGCTCTGCGATCCGCTCTTGCAAATGCTGCGGCCATTAGTGCCGGAACGTGCGCCGGTCGTCACAAGCGGCTGGGAAGAAAAGGGCGGCACCTACAAGATGCAGGAAGCAAAAGAGGTCGAGCCACAGACACGCTCCAGCATTTACTACACCTGTCCGCACTGCGGCAACGAGATGACGCATGAGAGCATCTTCAAGGAAGAAGACGGCACGACCCGGCATGGCCCATGTCGTGGCGCTGTCGTGTTGAAAGCGCCGAAAGAGCCGGATGCTTCGCCAGCCGTCGGCGCGACGCCAGCCGATAAAGTCGTTCACGTCATCAATCCTGAACTTCCCAAGTCGTTCACCCCTACGCCGCGCTTCCTGCCCGGCCTAATGAAAGTCAAAGCCATGCAACCCTACGACGATCCCAACGCTACCGCTGTCGATCCCGGCGATGATGAAGAATTCATCCCCGGCGATGAAGAGGAAGAAGGGCCGGCGATGAAAGGCGGTGCGGAAGCGCACCACGGCGTCAACGATATTCTCATGCAGGCCATGCAGTTCATTCAGGACTCGCAGAACACCGTGGACAACGCCACGGCTAAGAAGACGCTCGACAAGGTGAGCAAGTGGATCGGCAAGGCGCTCGCGGCGCTCCACGCCGGTCATTCGTCCTACCTGGAAGAGCATCCCGATCAGCCGCCGTTGCCCGGTCAAGCGCCGGGCATGGATGGCGAAGGCGACGAAGACGAGGACGGCATTGACGACGATGAGGACATTGACGCGGACGGCGATGGCGAGCCAGACGACATGGAGGACGATACTGACGATGCCGATGACAAAGGCGCTGACGACAAGGACAAGAGCAAGGACAAGCCGAAGAAAAAGAAGCCGCCGTTCGGCAAGTCCTTTGATGCTTCACTGAGAAAGGCGCTGAACGATTACTGGGAATTCCTCAAGATGAAAGCCATCATCGGCGACGGGCCCATCATCGAGAAGGCCATCGCTGACCTCAAGGCGGACGTGGCCTACGAAAAGCGGACGGCCGTGCGGGAAACTGTGAAGTCGCTGTCGGGGTTGCTGGTACACAAAGCCGATCAAGTCACGACTCCGCCGATTACAGTGGCCACTCCCGACGACTGGGATAAATACTTCGCCGAACTCAACGGCGAAGTCGCAGCGAACTGAGGCCGTGATGGGTGCCGGTCGCAGGAAAGCCAGCGTTAAACGCGCTGGCTTTTTTCGTATACTAGCAGTCCGTGGGTTGCCAAAGTCTTCGGTCAGGCAACATCTGGCCCGGTAGCCGTGGAGTGACCCCTGCCGGGGAATAACTGGTCACCTATCGAAGACAGGGCCGCTCTGTAGAAATACACAGCGGCTTTTTTCGTAGAATGACGGTATGGCAATCGCCGTCACTTCGACATACATCAAGTCGATTGACTACGGCACCAAAGGGCTGTGTGTCGAGTTCAAACCGAAGCCGGGCGAGTCGCGCGGCAAAACGTATCACTATCCGCAAGTGACGCAGGAACAGTTCAACGAGATGCGGGACTCGGCGTCTGTGTCGCGATACTTTTGGCAACACTTCCAATTCCTATTGCCGATAGAACATCAACCAATGGACTCGACCGCCCGCGCACTGCTCAACGCGATTCTCGCCGCGCCAGACGACGACGCGCCGCGGCTGATCTACGCCGACTGGCTCGACGAGCACGGCGAAGCCGAGCGGGCGGAGTTCATTCGGGTGCAGTGCGAGTTGGCGCGGATCGGACCTAAACCTAATTGCGAATGGGTGCGGCGAGGCCGGGTGCGATGCGATGAAGCTATTCAGTATCGGTGCCGTTCGTGCATCCTAAATTTTCGTTCCCGCGAGTTGCTCAGGTTGTTATTCTGGCTTTCGACTGACGATCCGGTGCAATTGGCGTTCGACTCGCGCCAGAATCCATGCCCATACGTTCGCGGCTTCGCTGAACGAATCACGCTCACCGCCGCTGACATGATTGCCAATCTCGACGCCATCCGCGAGCAACACCCGATACGTGACGTGTGGCTGACGACGTGGCCGACGGGCGAATTTGACCAAGATCACCAGACCGCTTACACATTGTCAGAACGCTGGCCGGGCATCACGTTCCACCTACCGGAACAACAGACTCACGTAGAGCAATACGGTGATCTGCGTCTCCGGTAGTCGGCGCGACGCCAATCCCCTCTAATTACCCCCCGCCCCGTCCACCCACCACACTGCTCTTTTCGCGTCTACGGCCCTCGCCGTGTCGTCACAGGAGCAGCAGCATGTCGGCCACAGCCACGCCAGAGACTCCTCAGAAGCCGGCGGAGATTATCAAGGGTTTGCAGGACAAGACGACGGCGCAAGACGCCAAGCTCGCCGAACAAGACGCCACGATTGCCGAGTTGAAGACGACCGTGGGCGAGCTGAAGACGAAGCAAGCTCAGACGCCGATCTATGGCGGCGTTGGCGGCATCGTCGGCGGGATTCCGGGTGACTCGGAAGGCTATTCGATCATCAAGGCCGCACGCTATGCCAGTGGTCGTATCGACTATGAGAAAGCCAAGTACGAGGTCGATACTTCGACCAAACTGGCAGAAATCTACAAATCGTGTGGCTGGCCTGGGTACTCAGACTTGCCTGCCGCTCGGCGCATGCTGATCCCGTTTGCGACCAAGCTGATTCCGCGCGAAACCAGCGAAGCGGATCGTCTCGTCGGCGAGTTGAAGACAAAGATGATCGCCGGTGCCGATAAGGTCGATCAAGATGAAGTCCGCTGGATTCAGAAAAAACTCGGCTTAGTAACGAAGGATTTGGGAACGCTCTCAGATACAGCCGGTGGTGTACTCGTCGGCTTTCCGACTCTTGGCGAATTAATCGACATGCAGCGCAATGTCGAAGTGTTCGCCCAAGCAGGCGCAAGTGAAATCGGACTGCCGCCGAACGGCCGCATCCAATATCCGAAACTGACCAATTCGACCACGGCGTCCTGGATTCCTGAAGGGCAAATCCTCACCGAGTCAACTCCGAGCACTGGCTATCTGGACCTGCAAGCCAAAAAGCTCGGCATCTGGGTTGACCTCAACAACGAGTTGATTCGCTTCGGCACCATATCCGCCGAGGCAATGGTCCGCACTGACATGGCGAAGGTCGCAGCGCTCAAGATGGACCTCGCCCAGTTGGAAGGCACGGGCGGCTCGCAGATCAAGGGACTCATCACCTACCCGTCTGCTGCGTCATGGACGACTGGAACCGACCCACTGCTTGCCTACACGGTGACGGGCAACACAATCCAGATCAGTGACGCCGCCGATATGGAAGCGCTCATGCCCGACACGGCTGGCGAGCCGACGGCATGGGTCATGCGTCGAAATCTTTGGGCTAAGATTCGCAACCGTCGCGCGTCATCCGTCTCGTCAGCGGACAGCGCCGGCCAGTTCTTGGCGTCGGTCATCCGTGACGTATCGACACGGATACCGCTCGAATGGGACGGCACTAAAGTTGTGCGCTCGACTCAGGTTAGCAACACACGCGGCACGGGCGCACAGACCTATGTGATTCTCGGCTACTTCCCCGACTGGATCACGGCCCGCTTCGGCGCACTCGAATTCCTGTCCACGATGGTTTCGGATCAGGCGTTCAAAAACGACCAGACGCAGATTCGGTGCATCCAGCATGTGGACGCCGGCCCACGCCACGCGAGCTCCTTCGTATTCGCGGATTCGATCACGATTCAGTGAGTTGATGGCGGTGAGTCTTTGACCTTGTTTATTCTTTGGAGTTGATTTCAATGTCGAGCAAACTCAACGACATCGCTGATCTGTACATCGTCGAAGCGAACACGCAGCCATCAAGCGCCGTCGTGACGAGCGTGACCGGCGCGACGATTGACTTCGTGACCTGCGACAACAACTGCTTCGCAATCCAAGTCATCGGCACCGTTGGCGGGACCGCTCCGACGTTCATCGGCAAGATTCAGGAAGCGATCACGGCCACGGGCACGTATGCCGATGTGAGCGGTGCCGTCTTCCCGACCATCACCAGCACGACTGGCGCGAACATTATCCAGACGATCAACTTCCAGCGCACGCTGCAATACCTGCGCTATATCGGCACGATCTCAGGCACCACGTCCAGCGTGGCTCTCGACGTGTTGATTCTGGGCCAGAAGAAACAAGTCAGCTAGTCGGCTTTGGTTTGTCTACGGTAAGAACTTCAAGGGGCTGTCGTCATGGCGGAATACATTGCGTTCGGCAAGAAGTCCATCAACACCGCGGCGATCACCGACGCCGAGTGGAAAGATGGCACCCTGGAGATTCATACCGCGGCCGGGCACGGTCTCAGTCTGCCATTCGCGGACCCCGACTGCGAGAAGGCCGCCAAAGCGGTCGGGCTTGGCGACTATTACGACGAATGGGCCGCGACGGCCAAAGCCGAGGTCAAAGCAAGGACACTTGCGCAGGCGCAGGTAGACGCCAAGGCAGCGGCCGAGGCCGAGATTGCGCGCAAGCACGAGGAAGAGGTCGCCAAGGCGAAGGCGAAGATTCTGGCGGACGCCGAGGCGGCTGCGGAAAAGGCCGAGAAGGCCGAACACAAAGCAGCGCATCCACACGCGGCGCACAAGTAATCGCCCATTTCTGTATACTGGCGGCATGACCACTCTTCCCATATCCGAGCCGGTCGCCTCCATTCCAGCCAATCACGTCATCGTCAACTTCGGTTCCGCCATCACTGGCGACGTGCAGGGCAAAGCGCTGTTGCACCTAGAGCGATACATGCGCGAGACGCTGGGCGTGAAGGCGGAATGCTATAAAGCGACTATGGCCGATGACAACAAGCGCCGGCGCGACATGACGCCCGAACAACGTGATCGTCTATGACTGAGACCGAGCGATTACCGTCCGTTGGCGAGTCCGATGTCATCGACACGGCGAATGAGGCGTGGGACGATGGCAAGCAGTCGTGGTACGCCGCGGCCCTGGACTTCGCCGCCAAGAGTCTCGGACCGGGAGACAATCGCCGCGAGTGTCTCATCATCGGCTCGCCGATGCCGGAAGTGCAACATATCGCCGGCATGGGTTGGCGCGTTACCTACGTTGATGTTCGCAAGCCGCCGGCGGACCTGGATCACTTCGTGGAATGCGACGCCACGCGACTCATGTTCCCCGATGAGTCCGTCGACGCCGTCTCGTCAACATGCGTCCTCTGTCACGCCGGGCTTGGCCGCTACGGCGATCCGGTGAAGCCGAACGGTGATTTGCTCATGTTACGCGAGATCGCCCGCGTGTTGAAGCCGGGCGGCTCAGCGGCGATCATGGTCGGGCCGACGATTGCAGGCCACGAGATGAAATCGAGCGTCGTCTACGGCAACGTGCATCGCATCTACCGGCCGGAAGATGTGGCGTCGATGCTCCGCGGCGTCCGGTTGGAGTTGCAAGAGTCGGCGATTTTCGAGACGCCGGAACCGCAGATGTATGGGCATGTGAAGTATGCTTATATGTCTGTGCTAGTGAGGAAGCCGGGATGAGTGCCGTTGCTAAAGTCGTTGGACTCTTTGGCACATGGCCTTGGCATTTGCGGCCATCGCTGCGTGAAGTTGGTTTGCAGAGATCAATTGGCTGGCATTTGTTCTTTTTGGGCTGCTGGTATAGATGGCGATGGTTCGCCATGCACACCCATCGGCTTCGACATCTCGGGCTGAAGATGTGGTGTTCGCATTTGACAAAGGAAAAGCATGAGCGCAGCACTGCCGGAATTCGTTGACAGCCTTGTGCTCGATGGTACGAAGGTCGGGTGGTATCCCGATAGAATCGCGGCTTGGCACCGTGGCGAGAAGGTTGCGCCGATAACCATTGACTGCGCTATGACAAGGAAGTGCCAAGCGGCCTGCCACTTTTGCTACGCGCAGCTTCAGTCCAGCGAATCGGACGAGCAGATCACGCAAATCAAGTTCATGGAATTTCTGTCCGACGCGGCGGAATTGGGGGTCAAAGGTGTCAGCTTCATCTCAGACGGAGAATCAACAGTCGTCCCCTGGTATGCCAATGCCGTCGAACATGCAGCCGGAGTTGGTCTTGCGGTGGGTGCGGGAAGTAATGGCATTAAACTTACCCGACCAGTCTTGGAAAGAATTCTGCCGCATCTTTCATATCTCCGATTCAATTTCTCGGCAGGCGAGCGAAAGCGCTACGCCGAAATAATGGGCGTTCCGCAGCACTGCTACGACGACGTGATTCAAAACATCAAAGACGGCATGGAGATCATCAACCGCGATTCGTTGCCTTGCACGCTCAACATGCAGATGGTGAGCGATCCAAGAGACTCAGATCAGATCATTCCGTTTGCCAATCTCGCCGCACAGTTGCGCCCCGTCTACGCAATTGTTAAGCACTGCTCAGATTCGGTCGAAGGATCACTGGGAGTGGATTACGAAAAGTACGACGATCAATTCAAAAACTTGCTTGTTCGCGCCGAAGAGATCGGTCGTTTTAATGGAGTCCGCATCACAGCGAAATGGAACAAGATAGAGAGCAAACTTGCGAGGAACTATGACCGCTGTTTCGGCGCTCCGTTCATCATGCAAATGAGCGGCAATGGTTTGGTCGCACCTTGTGGGATGCTCTTTAACGAGCGTTTCAAAGCATTTCACATTGGAAATATCAGCAAGCAACGATTCAAGGATATTTGGGCATCGGATCGATACAAGGAAGTGTTCGACTATTTGGCGGGCGACAATTTTGATCCTCGTGTCCGTTGCGGCGCAGGTTGCCTTCAACACAACACCAACGACTATCTATTCAAACTAGTCAACGGCAAGGTGTCTCTGCCAACAACGGCCGCGCCGCCACAACTGCAGTTTATTTGATCGTCAAGTGTACTCTTCAATTTCTCTGCCAGTTGCTTGTTCGATCACTTTTTTGAGTTCAAGAACCGATCGATACATCGGCTCGAATCGGCTGACCTTTGCCCATCCAATCCAGCGGCATGTATCTTTGGCTTTCTCAATTATCGCCTGTCCCATGCCGTCAATCTTCTCGTCAATCTTGAGTCGTAGCTCGGCAGCTTCTTCTGACATTCTCTGCATGACCGCGATATACTCGCGGTTTTTCTTCTCGGCGAGCAAACATCTACTTCGCCAGCGCTCGGCGACAGTTCGCTCGTCTGGTGGCGTGTCGGCAGGTATTTCTGGAATGTCTGGTGGGACTGTTTCGGTGTCGGCCATTGACTCCTCCATATCTTGTGCTTCGCTCTTTTTGTATCATTATTGCCATGACGATGCCGTACACGCTCCTCCCCGCGTCTGGGGCCGATCAGGTCAGCGAATGGATCAGGCTTGGCTCGGAAGCCTATGCACTCAATAACCTCAAATCGGCGCAAAAATACTACAACCGCGCCACGCGACTCGACCCGTCCCACGCCATCGCGATCAATAATCTCGGCATCGTCTTAGCTGCGTCCGGCAATGTGCCGGAAGCGCTGTTGACCATAGAGCGGGCTGCGCTATTCGATGGCGTCGAGCCGATCATCGCGGCGAATTGGGCGCTCGTCAATTTCGAGGCGGACCGGATCGAAGAGGCGCGGGCAGCGGCGGAGCACGCAATCAAGTTGGCAGGTGATGCGCCGTCTGACCCGGAAGCGAATGAGACAAAGACGGCCGGCTACGTGCGCTCGCGACTCGCGTTTGCCGTCATCGCGTCGGCATATGGACAGCCGGGCGATGCGATCCCGGCCTATCGTCAAATGCTCGCCGTAGAGCCGAAGAATCAGGCGGCTGGCCCGAACTGTTGCTTCAATCAGACTCTCGTTGACATCGCGCCGGCCGAATTGCTTGCTCAGCGCAAAGTCTGGTACGAGTCGAACCGCTGGAAAGGTCCGCTCTGGCCGCACAAGAACGACAAGACGCCGGGCCGGACATTGAAAGTCGGCTACATCGGCGGCGACTTCAAGAGCCACAGTGCGGCGATGATCTATGCGCAAGTGCTGCTCAACCACGACAAACAGCAAGTATCGCCGTACCTGTATTCGACGCTGCCCACCGACGCCGAAAAAGACGACATGACGCAGATGTTGCGCGACTGCGGGCAATGGCGTGACGTGTTCGGCAAGTCGGATGAGGAAATCGAGGATCAAATCAGCAAGGACGAGATCGACATTCTCGTTGACCTCGCGGCGCATACCAATGGCGGCAAGCTCGCCGTGTTCACGCGCAAGCCCGCGCCGATTCAGATTACAGCGTGGGGGTTCGCGCACGGCACCGGCCTGCCCGAGATGGATTACTTCTTCGCTGATCCGATCGCGGTGCCAGTCGAGGAGCGAACGCCGGATAACTACAGCGAGAAGATTTACGACCTGCCGTGCATCGTCACCTATCGGCCACCCGACGAGTACGCGATTCCGCCATCGTCACCGGCACCATGCCAGAAAAACGACTACTTCACGTTCGGCGCGTTCAGCCGGTTCGAGAAGTTGTCCAACGAGTATCTGGCCTGCATTCGCGAGATTCTTCTGCGCGTTCCCGACTCGCGACTCTACTTGAAAGACGCCGCCTATCGCCGGCCGTATGCGATTCGACGCATTATGAAGGCGCTGGACGGAATCGACCGCGGCCGGTTGAAGTTTGGCCTGGCGACCTCGCACCCAGAGCACATTCTGGAATATCAGAAGCTCGACTTGCTGCTCGACCCGTGGCCGCATGGCGCGGGCAATGTGACTCTTGAGACGCTGTACGCCGGCGTGCCGCTGATTACGCGCTACGGCAGGCAACCGAGCGGCCGAACGGCTAGTAGCGTGCTAACCGTCATGGGCCGGACGGACTGGATTGCCCGATCGGATGCCGAGTACGTCGCGAAGGCGGTCGAATGGGCAGGCCGGCGCGACGAGTTGGCGAAGGCACGGGTCACGTTGCGGGAAGAGTTGGTTGGGTCGCCCGTCATCAAAGGGTACGCTGGCGAAGTTGAGAAGGCGTATCGGGCGATGTGGAAGGAGTGGTGTGCGAAATGAGCAGAGTAATCATTCAGTTGGCTGGCGGGCAATACATAAGCCACGCGACAACTAGCCGCGAAAAGGCGATTGAACTTGTTGAGGCATGGGTGTCTCGTTGCAAACATCGAATCGAAAACGGGCAAGTTAATGATGTCGAGACGACGATTGTGACATGGGGAAGTGCGCTTCCAGGCGAAGAAGGTCGAACAGTTACGGCCTCGATGATGCAATACATCATCGGCATGTACATTCCTGAAGAAACACCTCCATGTTCGGGATGCGAAAAACTGGCTAAGGCCCAAGAGCGCATCGCCAAGGTTCTCGAAAGAGAATCGCGCAAGGGCAACGAATGGCGAAGTGACGAGGAGTGAATGCCGACCTGCCTCTACATCCGCGGCATTCCAGGGACGGGCAAGCGGACCGTCGCCGATATTCTCGAACGCGATCTACGCTGGCCGGTGCTGTGGGTCCATCACTTCGACGCGGTGTACAAGGCGATTGGCGAGTACAAGTGTCCCGCGTTGACGGATCGATTGATGGAGGACGTTGCCAAGTACATGTCACGAACAAAGCGTGATTTCATCATCGTTCGCCCCAGTCGCGACGGGGTTTCCATTCAGCACGTCCAGGATGCGCTTACCAACTATCGTTTCATCCCCATCCGCCTCACCGCCAGCTACAAGACGCTCTGCACGCGCGTCACCCGCCGCTGGCACGAATCCGAGTTCCGCATCACCACGAAGGAAGCGCTAGACGAATATCTTGCTACCCGCCCCGAATCCGTGTTTCCATCGGAGCACGTAATCGACACGGACCATCTCACGCCCGAACAAGTGGCAGGGCGGATCAAGGAATTGCTGTGAGCAAGATTCACACGCTCGATACGCTCGCCGAGGCGGTTGCGGAACACCGACGCGAAGGCGCGGTAGTCGTCATGGCTCATGGAACTTTTGATCTCCTCCACGTCGGCCACACCTCCCATCTCGAATCGGCCAAACGGCTTGGCAACGTCCTAATCGTCACCGTCACCGCCGACGCCTTTGTCAACAAGGGGCAGGGCCGGCCACGATTCCATCAGCAACTTCGCGCCAAGATGATCGCCGCCCTACAGTGCGTCGATTATGTGGCCATTAACCACACCCAGACGGCCGCAGAGGCGATTGGACTGCTCAAGCCGCACATTTTCGTCAAGGGCGAGGAATACCGCGGCATTGAGGCGGAGAAAGACGCGCTGAGGCAATACGGCGGCGAGATGGAGTACGTGAGCGGGGAAGTGGTATTCAGCTCGACTGAGTTGCTGGGCGGAGTCAAATAGACACAACCTGGAGATGAAGTAATGGCTACTGCTTTATACAGAGTCGCACGCCCTCCGACTGCAAACGCGACAGCAATGGGGCAGGAATTACTAGCTGCCATTGAACAGCTAAGCAACGGGTTTGCTTGGTATTTGAGATTGCGGGCGGCGATTATTCAGGAACAGGACGATGTTACGGGAACGGACACGGCGTTCGTGACCCCGGCCAAGCAGTTTGGGTTTGTGGATGCCGCTGGCGCTTTAAGCAGTGCGGTAGCACACGCCGCGTTCACCGAATTGGATGCATTCAACACTACTTGCGCTTCAGCCTTAACTCAACTGTGCGCGAGACTCAAGCAATAATTATGCTCCTGAGATTGCTGCTCATGGCGTTCACGATTTCATCGTCGGTCGGTACGGCGCAGGCGGCTCCGACCGGCCGCTCGACGCAAGGGCATCTCGTCTACGCTGTCAATCAAGGTGCATATTGGACTTTTTTCCTTAGCTCGACAAATGCGCTTTCGGCGCTCTATTCCACTAATAGCGGAGGCGCGTGGAATACGCCTACAGGCTCGCCGTTCACGTTAGCTAACGCGCACAACTCGGAAGGGAGGAACTTCGGTTTTGCCTATGCAAACCTGTCGTCTACCGACATTTTGCACATGGCGTCGTCCTACGTTGTGGCGGCAAATGACAAGGTATATCACACTCGCTTCACACTCGGCACAACTTTAAGCAATACGAACGCGGAGGCCCAATACGATGTGACCGGGGCCACTGGAAACGAGTTGTGTTCGGGCGCTGTTTGCGCCTTAGACTCCAACGGTAAACCGATTGATGCGAGCAATTTCCAGACTTGCGGTAGCGGCTCACAAGGCAACGGCAACATATCGCGGGCCACAAATAATGATGCCGGGACGAGCTGGACGGCTGGCTACCCGAATGGAACCAACGTAGTCAACGGCGCGAGTGTAAACAAATCAAATTTCGTTTGTTCACTTGGATCAGGAAACGTTTTGTACGTCGCTGACGGTCAGGGTGACCCAACGACTTTCACGGATATTCAGTTTTCAAAATGGGTCAGTTCATGGTCGGTCACAACGACTGCTTTAGCTGGAACGGTCACGGCAACCAATGGGAATAATTGGGGCGCATGCGCCGTCACAACGTCCGACGTTCATCTTGTTGTACTGTCCAATAATTCCAACGCCTTCGTCCATCGCCGTTTCAACGGGACGAGTTGGTCGAATAGCAGCGGAGCGCCAGGGGCACTGACACTGAATACTTCGCCGTCGGGCATCGCATTGGTTTCAGATAACACGAACCTTTATGCGGCGGCAATCGATTCGTCAAAGAACATCAAGGTCAACACCTGGACTTCGGCAGGCGGCTGGGCCGGCTGGACGACTCTTGAAACGGCAAGAACAAATACGCCGAGCTACATCACCGGCGTTTACAATCCGACCTCCAACGAAATCATGTGGGCGTGGACAGAGTTGAACGGAACGCAGCACGATATCATCGGCAGCGTACAGACATTGACTGCTCCCACCGTGAACATCTGCCACTTGATAACTACTGCTGGCATGGCGTTTTAACAGGACGGTGAAATGGCCGCGACCGTCGTACCAGTCCAGACAACCGCGACCGGCTCGGGTGCTCCCGTAGCCGTCGATTCGGTTGGCGGCGCGGACTATCAGCAGGTCAAGCTGGTCGGCGGCGTCATCGGCGACACGACGCCGATCGGAGTGACGAGCGGAGTTCCAGGCGGCACGACTGCGGGCATGATCGTCGCCGTGGTCCCCGGTGTCTCGGTCAGCGCTCAAGTCTCAGGAACAGTCACGGCGAACGTCAGCGGCGCAGTCAGCGTCTCGGCGATGCCGGCAGTGAATATCTCCGGCATCACGCCAGTCACGACGGCCGCATCCGTGTCTGTGAGCGGTGTTCCGGTATGGCTAAACCCCACACAAGCGGTCAACGTCGGCAGCATCGTCAGCACGGTTTTGGTTAATGTCGTGGCGGGCGGGGCGGGTGGTGGGTCGGTAACAACTGCGCCGCCGTCCATTTCTCAATCGGGTCAAGCTGTTTGGATCGTCGGCGGGCAGGGCACGACAGCGAATCCGGTGGTAGTCACTGGCACTGTCGCGGCAGGCGCTGGCACAACTGTCGTCAGCATCCAGGGCATCGTCCCGGTTACGACAGCGGCGAGCGTGTCCGTATCCGGCCTGCCAGTGTGGCTAAATCCTACCCAACAGGTTGTCGTCAGCGGGCTCGTCGGTCACAGCATCACGGGCAGCGTCAATATCGTTTCAACGGCCATCGTCAGTCTTGCAACGGGCGGAAGTGTGACGCTTGTGGGGACCGTCGGCGCTAGCATCATCGCGGCCGTGTCTCTTAGCGGCATCACGCCCGTTGCGACCCAAACCTCAGTGTCGATCAGTGGCGTGCCTGTGTGGTTTGCACCTGGAGCTTTGGTCGCTGTCAGCGGGACTGGAGTTGTGACGCTGGCGACGGGTGGGACACTGGCGACATTGCTAGGCACAGTCGCGGTGAATGTCGTGGCCGGAGGCGCTGCACCCGGAACTACGGCAACCACGCAAACGAACGTTACGGCTCAGGTGGTGTGGTTGGCACCGACTCAGACGGTCAACGTGACTGTGTTGAGTACGGCCGTGGTGACGCTCGCGACGGGTGGTTCTGTTACTCTGGTTGGCTCGGTTGGCATTTCTCATGCGGCCATTGCAAGTGTTGCCGCCACGAGCGGCCCACCGCTGTTCAGTGCTTTTGGCGTTCCGGTTTGGATTGTGGGCGGCCAGAGTGTGACCGCAGCAGCGACACCTGTTCTTGTTACGGTCATAGCCGGTGCCCCAATAACAATCTCAGGAATCGTACCTGTCACGACCGCCGCGAGCGTGAGCGTGACTGGACTTCCGGTGTGGCTCAATCCGACGCAAGCTGTCAATGTGGGCAGCATCGTCAGTACCGTACTCGTCAACGTAGTGGCTGGCGGAGCCGGTGGAGTCGTGAGTATTAGCGGCGTAGTTCCAGTGACAACCGCCGCGTCAGTCTCGGTTACGGGCTTGCCTGTCTGGCTCAACCCGACGCAAACGGTGATTGTCGGCAGCCAATTGGGAACGGCGGTTGTCACGCTGGCTACAGGCGGATCGGTAACACTGGTTGGTACGGTCGGCGCTTCGGTGATTGCCGCGATTTCAATAAGCGGCATCGTTCCAGTTACAACTCAGGCCAGCGTCAGCGTCACCGGCCTGCCCGTCTGGCTAAACCCGTCGCAAAGCATCGTGATGGGGGCCATGTCCATCTCGGCCATCGTGCCCGTGACCACCGCCGCGAGCGTCAGTGTTACAGGGCTCCCTGTTTGGTTGAATCCTACACAAACCGTGGTCGTAAGCGGCGCGGTTGTCGCAGTGACGACACAATCGAGCGTCACTGGCGCGGCGATATGGCTCGCACCGACGCAAACCGTCGTCATGCAACCGAGCGCTGGCATTGCCTTCCTCATGCGCGTGACTTCGACCGCTGTAGCCGTCAGCGCCAATGCCTATCTCGCTACGGTCAACACGGGTGGAACTCTTGCTGTGGCCGGAACGAGCCTTTACGTCGTGCCGGCTGGTAAGAACTTGCGGATTGCCATGATTCAAGCTGCCTGGAATAGTTCGGCGGTGACGGGCGGATCGATTATGTTCGTGCCGGTAGCCGCCGGGAATGCCGCATCCCTTGTTTCCGGGAGCATTCCGACGCAAGGCCAGCCGTTGCTCCTGTTGGGAATTGTTTCGGCTGGCGTGACGGCTGGGCTTATCATGGGCGCACAAGCAGACATAGGCGCTGGCTCGACGATAGCGCCGTTCATCATCGCCTCGACTGCCGGCCAGCTCGTATCATTGGTCATATCCGGTTATCTGTTCTAGGAGACTCGTTTGCCAGTCATCCCCTACATGATCGTCCCTCAACAGGGTAGCGATCAAGCCGATGAATGGTTGCGCCTCGGCATGGCCGCGCAGCAAGCGAACAACCTGCCATTGGCTCAGCAAAACTACAACCAGGCGCTGCGACTCGATCCACGGCACGCACTGGCGATGAACAATCTTGCCATTGTGTTCGCCCAATCGAATTTGCTGAACGAAGCGCTCTTGACCATCGAACGCGCGGCGATGTGCGACGGTGTGCACGGCGTCATTCAGATGAATTGGGCGCTGATGGCAATGGACGCCGAGCGACCAGATGAAGCGGTCGATCACGCAAAGCGTGCTTGTGAAATTGCGCCCGATGATCCGAATGCACAACTTGCCCTGGCGATGATCGGACCGGCAGCGGGACTGGCGGATGAGACAGTCGAGCTCTATCGCAAGATTCTCGACAAGGAGCCGGCCAATCCTTCGGCCGGCCCGAATATCTGCTTCGTGCAGACTCTCACCGATGCCACGCCGGCCGAGATGTTGGCGCAGCGAAAGAAATGGTACGAGGCGAACCGATTCAAGGGCACAATCGAGCCGTATCGCAATGACCGCAATCTAGACCGACCGCTCCGCATCGGTTACGTCGGTGGCGACTTCAAATCACATTCCGCCTCTTTCATTTTCGGCCGCGTCGTGCTGCACCATTCGTCGGCGTGCGAGGTCTACCTGTACTCGTCGCTGCCGGTCGATCCAAATGCGGACGTGATGACGAAACGGTTCAGCGAAGCGGCAGGTCCGCGCTGGCGCGACATCGCCACGATGAACGACGAGGATGCCGCGGCACTCATTCGCAAGGATCGCATCGATATTTTGGTTGATCTCGCGGCGCACACCAACGGCGGACGACTGGCACTATTCACGCGCAAGCCCGCGCCAGTGCAAGTCACCGCCTGGGGGTTCGCTCATGGCACGGGCTTACCGGAAATCGACTACTTCCTCGCCGACAAGGTAAGCGTTCCCGAAGACGAGCGGCAGCACTACGCCGAAAAGATCATCGACCTGCCGTGTCTGCTCACGATGGAAGAGCCGGCGCATTACAACCTCAAGGCGACTTCCCATCCACCTCTGCGCAAGAACGGCTATTTCACTTTCGGCGTCTACGCTCGGTACGAAAAGGTCAGCGACAAGTGCCTCGCGACGTTCGCGGAGATTCTGCGCCGCGTGCCGGACAGTAAGATCGAATTCAAGGACAATGCTTTTCGACGGCCGTATTCGTGCCGGCGTGTCATGGAGATAATGCAGTACAAAACGATTTGCAAAAGCTGCCGGGGGATCGGCTGCGATAATTGCGAGCGTGGCGTCAAAGGCGTAATGCAATGCAATAGCGAATTCCCGATCAACATCGCACCGGAGCGGTTTCTATTTTCGACGGCCACGAATCATCCGGATCACATGCTCGCCTATCAAATGGCTGACCTCATACTTGATCCATTCCCTCATTGCGGCGGGATTGTGTCACTTGAGGCCATCTATATGGGATTGCCGATTCTGACCCTCTACGGCAACAAGCCAGCCGGTCGGAACACGTCGAGCGTACTCACGGCGATGGGCCGTACCGAGTGGATCGCTCGCACACCAGAGGAGTACATTGAGAAGGCTGTGGACCTCGCCGAGAACGGCGTTCGCGAACTGGCGAAGGCACGTCAGTCGTTGCGGCAAGAACTATTGGAATCTCCGGTCGTGAAGGGGTATGTTGAGAAGGTCGAAGAGGCGTATCGCCAAGCATGGCGGGAGTGGTGCGAGAAGTGATTCAACTCGAAGCGCGTTCACTGCCGTCTACCACGCTCGCCAACGGCATCCTGACCGTCAAACCGTCCGTATCGCTTCATCACAACATCTATCAAGCCGTCATAGAACAAGTGGGCAGCCAGTTGAAAGTGTCGGAGTTCGCGCTAGGCAATCATCAAGTTCCCATCGGTATCACGTTCGTCGCGTCTGCTGACGTGAAATTACTCGTTATGCACGGCAACATTCACGGATACAACATCCTGACCAATGATACGGGCAAGGCGTGCTGGCTCGTGGGAGGCAACTTGACCGACGCACTAACGGGCGGCAGTGGATACAACACCATCGATGGTCGTGGCGGCGAGGATCACGTCTTTCTGACGAATGGCGGCGTGTCGGTGCTGACTGGCGATAGAGACGTGGTTGTAGTCGGTGCGAAGGATATATGGAGCGGCGGGGCGCATGAGAAGGTGTATCCAGTATGACGAATCACACGCCCGAATCGCTCATCGCCTTCAGCAACCGCGTCCGCGATGCCTTTCTCGCCAAGCAAATTCGCTGCCCGGTCCACTTTTGCTCCGACACGCAGGCCGGTCCGCTCGTTGAAATCTTCAAGCACATCGCGCCAACCGACTGGGTATTCTGTACGTGGAGGAATTCTTTTCATGCCTTGCTTAAGGGCATCCCCAAAGACGAACTGTTTCAGATGATCGTTGACGGCCGCTCCATGTTCATCATGTCGAAAGAGCATCGCTTCTTTTGCTCATCAATAGTCGGCGGGATATTGCCGATTGCGCTAGGTGTGGCGGCGGGGATCAAAAGGAATCGGGAAAACTACTATGGTGATTGGCCAGCGCCGGACAGGGAATGGGGACTGGTCCATGTGTTCGTGGGCGACATGTGCTCCACCACGGGCCTGTTTGCCGAATTCAGCCGATATGCAGAAGGTCACGATCTGCCCGTTAGAATTGTCATTGAGAACAACGATTTGAGTACGAACGCACGGACGCGAGACGTATGGGGGCATGGACAATGGCAACCGGATCGGCATCACTACTACACGTACAAGCGGACACACCCGCACGTCGGTCTACTCGAAAAAGTCAGCTTCTAATGGAGAAACCATGTCAGACGCAGTGGCAGTCGGCATCGTCGTTTGTGCTTTGTTTTTGCTTTCTACAATAGCTCGATTTTCAATCGAGTACTTGAAAATGAAAGCGGCATACGAAATGGCCGCTAGGAATGGCGGGAGGTATCCAAATCCACCGCCACCGCGTTATTGGTACGATTGACTTTATGAGACAACTCAATCAGGCGATGCTCATGCTCGCCGCCCAGCCGCGCAGCCTCTTCATCGGGCAAGGCGTAGCTGCCGATGGTGTTGCGACCTACGCCGACTTTGAAGGCGTGCCGATGGAACAGCGGATCGAATTTCCAATCGCGGAAGAGTTGAACGTCGGCTACGCGATCGGCCTAGCGATGATGGGATACTTGCCCGTGGTTTGCATACCGCGAGTAGATTTTCTCTTACGAGCTGCCGACGCCATCATCAATCACTTGGATAAGATCGAGCAAATGAGCGTCGGCCAGTGGAACCCAAAAGTTATCATCCGAACGCGGGTGGGAAGCAAGACGCCGCTTGATGCCGGACCGCAGCACACGCAACGGCACACCGAGGCGTTCCGGCATATGCTGACCAATGTAAACGTGTGGGAGATACTTCGACCGTCTGAAATCTTGCCGACCTACGAATGCGTCACGCTCGGCACAAAATCTTCGATCATCGTGGAGGTGCTATGAACATGCATGGAACGGCGCCGTGGTGGGGATGTCTTATCATTGTCGGGTTGTTCCTCGCACTTGCGCAATGTGCAATCGGATATATGCTCTACTCGCGTGATCCTGTCGGCTTCAAAACACGATTCTGTTTTGTTTGGAGACGGAGAATCGGCCGATTTATGCCGATTTGGAAGTGGATAACCAACGAGCGGTAACTATGCTTCTCCTCCTTTTCCACGGCGGTCAAGGCGGCCCACCCCCGCCCGGTCCAACCGACCAGGACAACCGCAACGCCACGGGCAACGATCCGTACAATCAGTCCACGACCGGCACGCCGCTACGTTCGCAAGGCGTCAGTGGGACGCCGATGCGGAATCAGGGCGTGACGGGGAGGACTCCGAATTGATGAGACACCTAATTGTATCGCTGTTTAATGGCGCAATTGCGTTCTGCATCGGTGGTCTGATTATGTCAATTTGCTATGGAGGGACGTTGACTAAACCAGCCGAGCCGGCACCATTTTGGACTTTGCTTTTAGTTCTCGGATTTTCACTTCTGATCGTTATTTTGTCGATGGTTTCTTTGCGGAAGACGCCGAAGTTGCCTTACTAAGCCCCGCCCGAACTAATTTGAGGATGACATGAACAGTGATGTATTTTTGGCGGAAAAACTTTGATTTCAGACATAGCCAAAGAACTAGACAAAATTGGACGCGAGCAGCGTGAGGAAGATCGCGAACAGCGACAAATTCGACGCGACAGGCCAAGATGTTGCGGTTGTCCAGAGGGATGCTCTGAATGTGATGCCGATATTGTTTAGACCAACTAATCCCCGCCCCATTTCCACGCCATGCTAGGGCATGGCCATTGTTTCCCCCGCCCTAGTCTCATTCGAGACCGGGCAAGATTGCACGGTCACCGTTACGCTCAGTCCAGCCGAAGATGCGAGCGCCTGGACCGTCTCTGCAATTCTGCGCTCGTATAACGGCGGCCCGATTGTCGCCACGGGCAACGTGAGCGGCGCTACACTCACGACAACGCCAGTGTGGACGATCACCTGGACTGCGGCGCAGTTGACGCTGGCACCGGGCGGGTACGTGTGGGAGTTCACGCGGACCAACGCCGGTTTCGTCTATCCGATTGTCGAACCGAGTGCGTTCATCATTCGCGCGTCGTCCGGCTCGGCCTATCCGATGCTAACGAATCTTTCTGAGTACATCGTTCATGCCCGGGTGTCCGTAACGCCAACGACGGCCGCGGCGAATCAGATCATCCAATTGCTCTCGTCATCGGAGGAGCAAGTCAAGCAATTCTGCGGGCGCGACTTCGCCTATCGCGCTCTCGTCACCGAATACTACGACTCGAACGGCCAGCGCCGGTTCCGGCTCAATCGCCGCCCCGTGGTGCCGACCAGCGTTGTGATCTACGAAGACTACGGCGGCAACTACGGGCAGACGACGAATTCATTCGACCCAACCAACTCCATCCTGACGCTTGGCACCGATTACAGCGTACCGATCGACAGCAAGTGGGCGGACGGGCTCAGCTACGGCGGCTGGGTGGAGCGGATCAATTCCGTATGGCCGTATGCCCGGCAGCGACCCATTGACTATCTCGGCATTCAGCAAGCCACGTCACGCGGCTCGATCAAGGCGACCTACAGCGGCGGCTATCAGCTCATCCCCTATCCGATCAAGGAAGCGATCTGGAATCTGACGACATTGAAAGCGCGTCTGTCGATCTATGGTCAGTTGTTCCAATCGCAGAGCGGCGAAGGCTACAGCTATTCGATGGGACCGTACAAGGGCGGCATTCCTGAAGAAATCAAAGCAATTCTCAACCTCTACGCCGATGCTGGTTGCTTTGTTGGGTGACGAGCGAGCCACGCTTCTACTGATTCGCTGATCGCGTTGCTTTTGGCTACGTATTGACGATCACTTTCAAGCATGGCACGAACCGCGTCAGCCTGGCTCAAATAGAATCTGTTATCCGAAAACAGGCTACAGGCTATCTTGACAAAATTTGCTCCAATGTCACCGTCCGCAACGTAGCCATCTACCATTGTCACGGCGTATAGCTTATTCTTTACTTCGATAACAACATGTGCGGTGTCTATCTCCTCGTCCGCACTCCAAATCGAATCGCCGTTATCTGTCTCGCTGTAGACAATCATGCCGGGTCGAACATCGGCGTCTGTCAGCGCTTTGACCATCTGCCACCTCTTGAGATTGGGAATGTGCTTCGACGCTTACTGTAGCAATTCCAACCCGCCCCGCCCGCATCTTACGCTCACGTCATGCCAGGTTTTTTCGGCCGTGAGTCCGTCCAGGCGACGTGTGAAAAACAACGCGCTACTGGCAAGGTGACTACGGGCACGCTCAAGACACGCGGGGCGCTCGACGCGCTGACCGACGTGCCGTGGGGCAACCTCTACGTCTATCCGCTCCCGCAGATCACAGGCATCGGCGGCGACGGATACCCGAACGTAGCCGGTCGCGCCACGTTGTACCGCATGGGCGAGACAGTCGCGCCCGTCGCCGATGACAAGCTGGTCGATGGCAGCGGGCGGACGTGGCAGATCATCGGTGTCAATAGTCGCCTGAACGCGGACGAGGCGGAAGGCTTCGCGGTCTATGACTGCGACTTGACGGATTAGAGGCGATGCCAAGCTATGCGAAGCCGATTGCCGATGCGGTCGTGAATGTGCTGGCTTCGCTGACAGGAGCGCCGGCGACAGTGGTGTCTCGCAAAGATAATTCGATGGAAGGGCGAGACTCCAAGCCAATTGTCATTGTGAGCTGGGGCATAGAGCGGAAGACAGGCCGGACGACAGGCGGGACAGTCTTCAAGGAATACGAGATCGTTGTTGGCATATTCCGGTCGTGCCAGGCTGACATTGAGAGCAACAAGGACCTGTCGCCGACTTACATACTCACGGCGAAACAGGCGCTGGACAAAACGAGTTTGGCCGGCGTGCCAGTCGTGTGGGACATCGACCTCGTTGACGATCCCGAATGGGAGCATCAACCGTTCGGACAGGGCATGGAAGTGAGTCGCTTCGGATTGGTTGTGCGCACGAATGAGCCGCAAAACGGCTAGGAGCAAGTGAGATGGCAACGATTACTCCCGCCGCTGGCAAGGGTTCAGTCGTCAAGTGCAACGCGACGGTGCTGAAGCTGACGACTTGGGATCGAACCCGCGCCGCTGGTAAGTTGCCGTTCGCAACGACCGGAATGGCGGCGGATGCGGACGGGCAATATGAAACGCCGCACGCTTCAGGCTTGATCGAAACTACGATCCGACTCGAAGGTCCTTACGACACGGCTGCGCCATTCCATAACGCGCCTTACAACATTCGCACCGGCACGATTCAATCGTTTCAATTCGGGCAACTCGCTGCCGGTCCGTTCACGCCCGCCAGTTATTTTGTCGTTGTGCAATCGACAGATGGAAGTGATGCGTCGGCGTTGGGCAAATGGTCCGCCGAACTTGCGCCGTCAACGGATACCAGTGCCGGCTACATGACGAGCGTGACGTAATCCAATTGAGGACAAGATGGAATATCCAGTCGAGTGGAAGGGGAAGACCTACCCGCTTTCCGATCTCACCATCGGCAAGAAAAAGTCGTTCTGCGAATGGCTGATTAAGCATCTTCGCTCTGAAGCCATCGCCGACATGCGCCACGACCGCGACTTGCTCGACACATACCTGGACGGATTGCGTCGGCGCGTGTGGTGGGTCGAGAAAGAGATGTCGCCGGCCGTCGCCGATGCGCTTCGCTCTCCAGATGGTGGGTTGCAGTATAACCGCATTCTCTTCGGAGATTGCGTCAAGCCACTCTCGGACGATGAATTGCAGGCGCTTATCGACTCTAAGGATTCCGACGAGACCAGTGACTATTCAGTGGCGCTCCGTGCGATCCACGAGGACGCTAACCCAAAAGTATATACGCCGGCAAGTGGTTCGGGGCCGAGCGCGACCACACCGACCGAACCCTCTTGAACGATCCATTTTGGCTAGAGCAAGAGCGGATTGACAAACTGACGGACCGCGAGGCTTATGATCTTTACTTCCGCAAGTACGACAAGGAATCGGAAGCGGCGGAGGAGATCGATCGGATGAATGCGGAAGGCGAGGCTAAGACCTTAGAGCAACGCAAAGCCGAGTTCATTGAGATGTGCCAATCGTTCGGTCATTCTCTGCAAGCGGCCGAGCAACAGTGGCAAGAGTGGCTGAAAGAACAAGGGTGAAATGGCGTTACCGGCTATTATCGCGGCATTCGCTGGGCGCACAGCCGCTGTATCGGCTACTGCTGCTGGCGGCGAGGCCGCGGCGGGTGCGGCTGCTAGTAGCGCCGCTGCGTCTTCGGCTGGGAACATGGCGAAGGGATTGCAGGCCGCGAATCAGGCAATGGGACAGGTAACAAACAGTCTCGGTAACGTCACGAGTAAGTTCACGATATTTCAGAATCTCGTTACCGGCTTAGCTGGCGAAGTTGGCGGGGCGCTAGTCAAGAATCTGACGACCGCTCTCGATATGCTCAAGTCGTTCTCCGATCCAATCGCTCAGCTAGTTGCTCTGCACAATCCCGGCCGGATGCTGTTGTTTCAACGCGCCTTGATGGACGCCTACGCGACGATAGGTCGGATGTTGGTGCCCGTGCTCGACGCAGTGACGCGATCATTCCGAAAAGTCGGCGATTTGCTCGCCGGCATGGAACCAGTGCTTTCACCGCTCATCGATGCCATCTCTGAATTCATCGACAAGGCAGTTGGAGCCTGGATCGGCTACATGAAAACCAACATGGGCGCGATCGAAATGATGATCGACGCGCTTGTTGTCGTGGTCAAGGTAGTCGGCATGGCGGTTGAGGCATTTTTAAAACTCGCCAAAGTAATGACGACATTCGTTCGCTCGATCGCATCTCTGCTCGGTTATTCTGCGGAAGAATCACGCTTTGATAAATCGCGCACGTCCCGCGGCGCAGCCTCGGTCAATGCCCGCTTCGTCGGCGCGAAAGAGATCAGCGACGAGGCGATCAAGAATGCGTTGATGCAAGGCGCGGAAGGCGGCAAGAAAAAGAAGCCAGAGGAATTCCTGTCGTCAATCGACAAGACGGCGAAGAGCATCTTGGAATGGCTGACAAAGAAGAAAGAGCAAGTCGATCAAGGCGCGAGAGTCATCAACCCCGCCTATGGCGCATACCGGACACTCACGGGGTGACGCATGGCAGGTCGTATCACCCCCGAATGGCCACCGGACAACAATCCGTTTGATCCTGCCAATCGGCTTATGTGGGAAGAGTACGTTCAGGACTACGGTCCGCGACAAGACACAGTAACACACGGCGAATGTCTTTCCACGCTGCGCGGTTATGTACTCAGTCACGATTGGTTGTTGCCGGCCATCGGCTACTGGCTCGGCTACGCCTGGGTGGATTACTCGGTCACACCGCCCATCATGCGACGAAAGTTACCGGCCGCGCATCCAGAACTCGATCAGACATTTGCACGCCGCGTGGCGATTAGCGGTTTCAGCTATGACAAGCGCATCGAACCACTCCCGCCGAACGGCGACAATCCGTATCCGCCGAAAGTGCCGTGGGCGCGATATAAGAAGTATCTGCTTGAAATCGACTTTCAAATGGTCGATTACAAGGTTCTCCCCGATGGGTACATCATCACCGATCCAATCGTAGGCGACCGCGTTATCACCGACTGGGATCGGTTTGTATCTATTGAAACGGAAGACGATACGGAAATGGTTGCCGTCGAAGGGGGCACCTATGTCTACCGCGGCGGCGCTGCCGCATCGCAACCGATCATTGTTCCCGGCGCTCAACTCAAGAAGTATGTCGAGCGTTCCATTCTGACATTGACGGCGCACCAACTCCCTTATGACCTCGTTTACAATCCTTTCGACATTCCGATCAAGTTGATGCAGGCACGCGGGAAGGTAAACTCAACGCTATTTCGTGGCTGCAATTCGCAGACGATGGTTTTGCTTGGATCGAAGCAAAAGAAATACCCACAACCTGTAGCAACCGCGACATGGACCGTACTCCAGTTCGGTGTGGATATCGAATTCAAGTTTGGATTTCAGGACCCAACGAAGGCGGTAGCAACCGAGACTCAAGCCGGCTGGAATCTCTGGCCTCTTGTTGGGCAAGCGTGGTCGGATGGATGGTACGGAGCGCAAAGCAACGACGCGGCGGCACTGCCACTCTATCCGTCCAAAGACATGAACAAATTGCTGACGCACTGGAGCGATACTAACCTTTTCTAAGGAGAATGACATGGCCGCTTTGACTATCACCGCTTCCGCAATCTCAAGCAACTCAAGCATCTCCGGCATCCTTCCGTCGATAACGACGGGAACGGCGGGGGCAACGATCACACAGGGGATGTCCGTCTACAAGAAGTTAGCGGACGGGCTGATCTATCCGACCGATTCCAATTCCAGCGATGCAGAGGCCGCGGCGGTCGGCATCTCACTGTCCAGTGCGCTAACTGGCCAGCCGATTGTTTTCCAGAACGCTGGTCCGATTAACTTCGGGGCAATTCTGTTGGCCGGCAAATGGTACGTAGCCGGGGCGACCGTGGCTGGGGATATTAACCCGATAGCCGATTTGACCACGGGCTGGCGGTCCACGTTGCTCTTTTACGGCTACTCAACGAGCATCGGTGTTATCCCGACGCAGGGGCCGATTGTGACCGGCATCACTTGCGCGTAATTGCTTTGGCCGATTTGATGGCGGTTCCGGGGATGACGTAGGAGGATTCTGCGGGACTGCCAGATTGCGCTTTCTTTTCGGGAGCGATTGTCAGCGCCACGGCGTCACCCGGCTTCAATTCCCGGATGACCGCCTTGACATCGGCGCTCATTCCATCGAACAGAAGTTGCCAGCTAATCGTGCTGCGGTAGTGACAACGAAGTGAACGGTAGTCCGATTCATCGTAGATCATTACCCACTCGGCGAACCCCTTCGACTGCCATTGCTTAGTCAGATCGGTAACGAGCGCCTTCGCTTTCTCATTCCGCGTCCGCTCCAGTTCAAATTTCTTCAGCCCGTTCGATTCGATTTGCGCCTTGTCGAACAACTCAACTACCTCGTCAGCCTTCTCCACGAAAGGCAGCTGCTCCTTCGGCATCAACTTCCTCGTGGCTGGCCAATCGGGCTTGGGGAGCACTTGGCCAGATGCGACAAACGTGCAGGCGAGCACGACTAGGAACGCTTTGGCGGGCATGATCGGCCTCCGTGGGGTATTTCGCTACCGGGGAGACGTTATCGCCGGAAATGGGACGGTAGGCAAGAGAAATCCGTCCCGCCCCGCCCATACCGCAAGCTATCCCTGCTCGGTTACGAGTCCCGAGCGCCATCACTGACCGAAAGGCGGTGACATATCTCTTCGGGCCGGCTTCTCACAGCGGGAGCCGGCCCGATGTCATTTCCCACCCGCCCCGGTTGTGCGTCACCATTGGCCTATGCGTCCTGTTCTGCCGGGTGAATCGCTGCGGATCGCGGAAGCGGTCAACGACACGGCTGCGCTCGCGGAAGACTGCCGGCGGCGGCTTGACGCGATGACTCGCAAGCCAGATGAGCTGATACCGGCGAAGATCACGAACGGCGCGACCGCCTTGCACGCCTGGACGGAGCAAGGCATCGCGGCGGATGGAACGCGATACGCGAAGGTTGCGCCGCTCTTCGGCACTGTGAACGGATTGGACGGGGCCACGGTGACGTACCGGCCGGCGCGGATGCCAGACGGATCGACGCTGACATCGTTTCCTGTTTACGGCTACGTCCGCGACATCGGGCACGGCAAAGTAGCATCCACAAACACCGGCCCGAACTACGAAATTATCGGCGCTAGCACATCGACAGGAAGCTCTCTCGTCAGTTACGGCACTCTCAACAGCATCAATCCGCTCACGTGGGGGCCTGGATCGCCTGGCGGCGTGAACTACCCGCCGCCATTTGACAGCGCTCACAGCGCTGGCACATTGACATTCCCATCGGCAGGGAAATACTTCTTTTTCTTCAACAGCTTTTGCACGGCCAATCCATCGACGGGAATTTTCAATCCCAGCGGCGCATGGTCGGTTTACGGCACGTTCGCCAACTTCTCTAATCTCGGTCTAGTAACGACTGCATTATTTCATCAAGGCGCTGGCGTCGGCGCGCCAAGTTGGGCGGCACTGGCGACCGGCATAGGAGCCGCGCAGACTCTTAACGCATACATGCCGTTCCCGATCAACTACACCGGGGAAATAACCGTAACGGCGGCGTTCACGATGGACTTCTACGTGTGGCCGGCAGTCAACGGCACCTTCACCTTCAACACGCAAATCCCCAACAACTCCGCCGTGAATAGCGTTGGGATTTATGGGATCAAATTATGAATCCGTACTACTACGGTACGCCGACGATTGGCAATCCCGTACAGATTTCGACAGCCAACACCAATCGCGATGGCACTGGCACGCTCGGCACGATCTACACGGGAACCACGAATGGAACCGTGATCGTATCGGTCAACATCCATTCTCCGGTCACGACGACGGCCGGCATGATCCGTTTTTATATCGCTGACGGAACGCACACCTATCTCTTCGATGAAGTCCCTGTGACCGCCATAACGGTCTCGGCCTCGGTAGCCGGATTCCAGGCAACTTGGCAGCCTCAAATTCCGCTCGTGCTGCCGAACACCTGGATACTCAAAGCGAGTACCCACAACGGCGAAGCGTTTAACCTTACTCCGGCAGTGGGGAATTATTAATGGCAGGAAGCGGGTTATTTTTCGGCGCACAACCATTGCCTACATCGGCCGTATGGGGCACGCACGCGCAGCGCCCGACGGCGCATGGTCAGTACCTCAGTTGGATTTATTACGAGACGGATACGGGAGTTACGTTTCTCTGCACTAAGGAGGCATCATCGACTTACGCATGGACTCAGATCGTTCCGGCAACGATAGGAGTTGAGGTGGTCGTTCTCGATCACATTGCAGATGCCAATAACACGGGCACGAGTGAGACAATACTTTACTCGGATGGGCTTAGCGCGGGCCGATTGACGACGAATAAGGATAAGGTATTCGCTAAGTACGGCGGGTCGTTTTCCGGTGGAGTTTCGGAGACGCAGCAGTTGCGCGTTTATTTCGGTCCGAACGGCAGCAACGCGGATACGTTGATCTTTGATAGTGGCGCGTTGTCGATTGGTGCTACTCCAATCGGCGGCAGCTCGTGGGCAATGGACATTATTGGTATCCGAGAGTCGTCCAGCATCGTTAGATTCACTTGTACGGTGCTGTCCGGCAGCTTCTTTTACGACACCGTTTATACAAAAGTCACTGGCCTTACTCTGAGTAACAACCAATTCGTTACACTGACTGGGACGGCGGGGGGAGCATTTGGCGGCTCGAATCAGATTACCGCTTCGATGGGCACAATATGGTATAAGCCGTCGTCCTAATTCCCTTCCGCCCCGCCCGCGTGTCATGCTCCCGCATAGTAGCCCGACCCCGCGCGGCCCGCGCCGGTGAGCCTGTGAAAGCTGTTGGTGTCATCATCCTGTTCGCCCTGTTCTTCGCTCAGGCGATTTACAACCGCGAGGAACAACGACAGGAAGCGGCGATGCGATTGCGGGAGATGAATGAGATCAAGGCGCTCGTGTATTGGGCGGCGGCACGAGCCGACAGTCGGTGATGACGATGTGAAAATCGTATCCCGGCAGTTCGCGGCGAACGCCGTCGCGAACGCGGCCGGCGCAAATGCCTGAGACCCAAACGAGTTGGCCGGACTCTGGCGGGGCAGCGAAGTGGCAGACGACGGTAGCGGCAATCGTATCAGCGCCCAAGTGCCAGTGAAGCTCATTACCGCGAGCGACGGCACCAGTGAGTAGCACGGTGATCCGCTGGCCGGTATAGGCATCGTTGGCGGCTTCGCTTGAGACCGCGAACGATTGTACGAGGTCCGAAGCGCGGACGATGGGCGGTTGGGCCGGTTGTGGGATTGGCTGATGGCAGGATGCGAACAGGACCACGAAGAGTAAGGCGAGGTAACGCATGGCGACTCCTAATCCAGTTCCACAAGGTTCATCGAAACCGCTCGATCTGACGCCGTGTACGGTCCCCGTTGGAATGTCATTCGTTCCGATTGGAACGCACAACGGCGACATGCTCTATTGGGACGGGTTCAACTGGCACATTTTGCCGTATCCGACGAATCCCAATGGTCAGTATTTGCGAGCGGGACAAGACGGGCCGTTCTGGGCGAACCCGTAGATACCTTAACAGTCGAAATTTCGAGCACGAAAACGTCACCAAACTGCCCAGAATCGAAAAAAAGATGAGGTTTTTATCGCATCAGTATGGAGCACATGCTTTGATCGCCGCCGCTGCCGGGGCCTGTGGATTGGTGATTTACGAGATAGCGAAGTGGATTTTCGGTTGAGGGCATCGCCGTGGGCTGGCCCGAAGTCGCTGCGACCATTGTGCCGGCCCTCGCGACGTTCCTGGCGCTCCGCGACCGACGCGGCCGGAAGCAATTGCACGAAAGGGTCAAGCAGTTAGAGGAAGCGACCAAGGCCCTGATGGCAGAACTGGAGCGTAAGGATGCACTGCTCGAGCGCTGCCACGAGGATAAACGGCTCCGAGACGACACGATCAGCCGCATGGAAAGACAGCGCGACGACGAGCGCGAAGAACTGCGAACGGCGCAGGCCGATTTGATCGAATCGCAGAAAGAGAATCGGCGGCTGGCGGACGAACTGGATCGAAGGAATCACCGGGGTGGACGATGAGCGAGCCAGCCCGTTGCGACAAGACAGGGAAAGCATGGACGCTCGAAACGCTGCATACGCATTTGGCGGCATTGATTGAGTCTCAGAAGGCGATCATTGACGAGCGAGATCGTCTTTACAAGGAACGCGACGAATCGCGGCGAACGGCGGTAGACGCGGCGCTGATGGCTCAGAAGGAACAAACGAAGGCATCGTTTGAAGCGTCGGAGAAGGCCATCGTCAAAGCGGAAGACGCCCAGCGCGAGTACAACGTGCGGTCGAATGAGTTTCGGGGCCAGTTGGACGACCAGGCCAAAACACTCATGCCGCGGCTTGAGATGGCGACGACATTCAGGGCCATCGAAGACAAGCTGGAAGTCTACAAGGTAGACACTGACAGCAAGGTAGATCGGTTGCTAAAGGAAATCGGCGTTTTGCGAGAGAAGCAAAGTCAATGGGTCGGCAAGGAAGCAGGCGGCGACCGCAGTTGGGGCAATGTCGGCGTGATTGCCGGCTTAGTGATCGGTGCGGCCGGCGTAGCGATGATGGTTCTTGCATTCATGCACAAGTGACGCCCGTGAAAGTTGGTGCAACGTGAACATCGGACTAGCGGACCTAGTTTGGTACGTCATCTATCTGCTCATTGCGGCGGTGATAATCGGCCTGCTCTGGTTTCTAATCAACTACATCGAGAAGCAGTTTACCGACCCTGGCTTCCCGGTGATGTTCAAGGTGATTCGGGTGATCTTCGTTGTTCTGGTCGTGTTGTTCGCGATTGGACTGCTACTAAGCTTCGCGGGCTTCCCGATCGTGCGTTTTCATTGACGTGTCTTAGGTGCGTGACGTGACAGGCATAGGGCATTTCATCGGCGAGTATACGCTGCACGAGCCGGGCGACGGCGACGGCATCAAGGCCGACGATTTCCTACTCGTCGCGAACAAGTTAGAACCGTTCGCCTTCGTTGATACCGATGGAAAAGTCATCATCACCATTGACGAGTCGTTCATCACCGACGGCGCGACAACGCCGTGGTTCCTACAGTCGGTGCCGTGGCTCAGGCGCTACGGGCGGATCAGGCGAGCGGCGTTCTGTCACGATTGGGCTTGGACTTTACACCACCTGGGACGCGAGTTGTTCGGGTTCTGGAAATCGAACGCGATGTTCTACCGTGCCTGTCGCGTTTGTGGATTGTCGGTCTTTGAAGCCGGTACATGCTGGCTGGCCGTCACCCTGTTTGGCTGGCCGATGTGGATGGGGAAAGAAAGGTGCCAAGCTAAGGCACGGGCAAAAGTCAATATCGCTGGTGTCGTCATGCGACAGAAAGGCATAGTCAGATGATCGAAGCACACACGGCTTTCACCGGATTCGCTCGACCGTACTTCCATATTCTCGACACTCATTTCCGCCTGCCGCGGTCGGTGACGATCAGCTACACGCCGGACCAGCTAGCCGGCCTCTACTCATTCCCGGTCAACGTCAAGGGACCGGACATGACCATCGGCATCATCGAACTTGGCGGCGGCTACAAGCCATCAGATATTCAGGCGGCGTTCAGTAATTGGCGTATGCCGATGCCGACTCTCCATGACGTGAGTGTGCAGGGCGGCTCGAACTCGCCGGGCGATCCGGCCGACATCGAAGTGATCCTCGACATTGAAATCGCCGCCGCGTGCTACTCCTACTGCACCGACAAAGCGGCCAATGTGCGAGTCTATTTCGCGCCGAACTCGGACGCCGGCTTCGGTCAAGCAGTGGCGCAAGCGGCGATGGACGGATGTGCCACGATCTCGATAAGCTGGGGATCGGCCGAAGAGAATTGGGGGAAGACAATTTGTACTGCGTTCGATGCGATTTGCAAATCGGCGCTGGCAAGTGGTTCAACCGTCTTCGCGGCCTCGGGCGACAACCTAAGCGACGACGGCATGGGCAGCGGCGTACACGTCGATTTCCCGGCCGCGTCCCCGCATGTCGTTGGCACTGGCGGCACCGCCAAGATGTCGAACTCCGAAACAGTGTGGAACGAAGGTGGCGGCGGGACGGGCGGCGGCTTTTCTACTTTCTTCCCGTCGCAAGTATGGCAGATTGGCGCTCCATCATCGCAAGGCCGGATGGTTCCCGACGTGGCCGGCGATGGGGCTCCATCAACAGGTTGGAAGGTTTATGCGAACGGTAACTGGATGGTAGTCGGCGGAACATCGTGCGTTGCGCCGATGTACGCCGGCTTATTCGCAGCGCTGGCTAGTGCAGCCGGAAAGAAGCTCGGGAACGTGCTGCCGATCTTGTGGCAGAATCCAGCGGCTTTTCAGGACATCGTTGCGGGCAACAATGGCAAATGGAGAGCCACGGCCGGCCCTGACCCATGTACCGGCCTGGGCGTGCCGATCGGGACGGCGCTGCAAACGATATTCGCTGTGCCGCCACCACCGGTGCCTCCTCCTCCGGTTCCGCCGCCAGTACCTCCGCCAGTTCCGCCGCCCCCGGTTCCACCGCCGACGACATTCGACAAAACAATCAGCGTCCATGTACAGTCGTCTGACCCCAACACCAAAGTCACGGTTCATAACTGATGAAGGCTACCGTTCTTCAGCGCAGGGAAGACATAGCCCCTCAAAACGAAGGATGGACCGAGATTGCAGCGCATGAGGCATTGGGGTTCTATGTGGCTCTTGGAGAGGCTGATGGCGCACAGAGAATCGTTCTGTCGCCAGTAGGAAACACAGAGAAGGCAAACGTGCCACTCTATTACCCGGTTGCTGGCTACAGAATTTTACTGACGGTGAATTGATGCAACTCGACACGTTTGAAGTCCTCGTGATTCAGTGGCTTCGCCACATCGACCACCGGCTTGAGGTTCTTGACCACAAGATCGGCGGTGGAAGCGATGGTCCGATGCTGCAATTTCTCACGGATCAGTTGCAGAAAAGCTCCAACGAATTGCAGATCGCACTCGCCCCGTACCTGCCTCAATTGTCGCCCGCTAACTCGAAAGGTATTACCGTGAATCCGATTCTCCAGTCTCTTGCCGATCAGGTGACAGCCACGACAAGCGCGGAAGCGTCCGCCGTCACGCTTATCAACGGCATCGCCCAGCGCATCGCTGATGCCGTCGCCGCGGCTATTGCTGGCGGAGCTACAGCCGCACAGTTGCAGCCAGTGACCGACGAAGTAACGGCACTCAAGGCGAGCGCCGATGCCCTGTCAGCGGCAATTGCGGCAAACACGCCAAGCGCTCCGTCGTTCAAGAAGAAGTAAGCCCATCGCCTTCCGTGCCGGTTCGCGAATTGTGGTCATGCGTCGGCTTGTTGCCGGCGATGTTGGAGAGAGGCGAAGCGGACCGGCACGAAGGGCCGAATGAAACTCTCGGTCCGGTGGGCGAGTTTAAGTGCGTTAGCCCGCGCTGGCTTGTTGCCGAGCGAACCGCTCGCTTTTCAATGCGGGCGAGCGCCGGACCGGAGATTATCCGGAATTTCTTGTGAAAGGAAACTGAAATGGTAGTCCGTGCAAAAGTTCGCTGCAACCACAAGGGTGCTAGCGATGTCAGCTTCAACACTGTCTACGAACCGGACGGGACGAAGAACGACGAGAACGCCCGGTTCACCAAGGCAACGCCGTGGGGCGACATCAAGATGGGAATTGACAACCCGGCAGCGTTGGAACAGTTTGAAGTCGGCAAGGAATACTACGTCGATTTCACACCGGCGGGATAGTTCGCCCGAGATTGTGAGAAGTTCGCCCGCGTGGTGCGTCACGGGGCCTGCGACAGCCCCGGCCGGTCAGGCCGGTCTATGCCGCCGGCGCTACGACGCACCGTGGCAAACCGGCCGGGGTTTTGACAATGAGCGAAGCAAACGCCTACTACTTCGGATGCCTTGCGAGAGTAGGCCACTACCTCTACACGCAATCAGGCGAGGTGCTTTGGAAGGACGCGCCGTTTCCGTTTCCAATCTCAAAACTTGACGGCGGGTTTTTACCCACAGGCGAGCAGGTGGAGGGAATCGTTCATCACGAAATTATCGGCGGATGGACCGTAATCGCGTTCTATGACCGTTCGGTGGATAGTCGGCTGAACAGCAACAGCGCCTTTGTGATTCGTGGCGAAAAGACGAAAGAGGAAGCAATCGCGGCGGCTCGTTCGCTGTTCTCCGGCATCTTCGCCCGGTTCCGGTTCGAGGTTTGTTGAAAGGTAAAGCGTGCGTGCTTTCGCGTGGGCTTTGATGACTGTCCTGAGTCTGTGCGGACTCGGGTTGTTGCTTTTCGGTTGGCGATACAACGAAACGCTCGCATCCGTTTTCGGAATCGGGCTGTTGGTTGTGGCGCTGGCCGTCAAGCCGAGCAGGGGAGGTTGATCTTGCAACGGCATACCCTAGTCGGCCTGTTGGTATTCGCAGCGATGGCCGCAATTCTGGACGACAAGGCAAGCGCCTTCCCCACGACTGGCAAGCAACGGCCCGTTTACACAAAAACCATTCAGCATCCCGATGTGGCGCTTCAGTCGATAATCTACCATCTCACGAACGTCGTGCGCGCCGACGACCGGCCGTTTGTGCGCTACTTCTGGTGGGGGAGCACACCCGATGATCGTCTCGTACACGATGTCACAAACTTCTCCGTCTATCTCAACACGACAAATTCGCAGGTTCGGATCGTCTTGCCGACGCCGATTTCGGGCACTGACTTTCGCCTTTGGGCGGTCGATATTCGTGATTTGGGTTGGACAGTCAATGCTTTCGCATCTGTGGCTCATCGTGACCGTGTTTTCACCGAACCGAACGTCGATCATTACCTTGCGGAGAAGGCGCGTCGTCTCATTGGCGTGGCGCAAGATGCTAAGTTTTTCCACGCTGAAGCTGTCGTCCCCGGCGCATGGTTCACCTGGACGGTGATGAATCCCGGTGAGTCTCAGACGGACAACTACTACGACCTCTTGTATGCCCGCGAACGATTCGGCGATGACATCATCGGCCCGCAAGTCGATATTCCTACGGCGGTCACGGCCGCGAACGTCCTCACTCCCGAGCCAGTCAAGCCAACGGGCAAGCCGTGGCCGGGCGGCGTGTGGAAAGACGACGGCAAGTATTACGCGCCTGGCTCGTTCACCTGGATTCCCATTGACGAACTGAAGCAGTGGGAAAAGGATCATGCGGCGTGGGAGCAAGCGAAGGCCAACCCGACTGCGCCGCCCGCGAAAGCGCCGGCGATTGTGCTGCCGATTGGGACGCGGTTCGACGGGAAGGCAAAGAAGAATTTCCCCGAGAACTTGCAACAGTTCCAAGATCGTTGGGGGCGCACTGCAAACCGGGCATTTCTCGATGGTCAGAAGATATTCGTTGACAAGGGAGCCGTTGTCGCGGGCAGCTACAACAACAAAACGCGAGGTTCTTTTGTCGCTTACAACGACCGCGTGATCCGCATTCAAAACGGCGAGTTCAACAATGGCGGCGGCAACATGGACACTCAGGACTTCGACCGCACAAGCGGCCGGAAGAATCCTGCCAATCTTCCTCTCGAAACATCGCTGGGCCAATTGCTCGAAGATGCTGGCGAAAACCTCTACACGCTGCCGAACGGACTGCAAGCTGCATTGATCCACGGGGCTGCGCCGGAACGCAAGCGCGTTGACCACGCCGACAGCAAGTTCGTTCACTCTTCGCTCGACCCGCGCGATGTCACGATCTGGGACGGATATAGCTCTTGTTGTCTATGCCATGCTCGTTCTCACGGTGTTCTCGCGCCGTCGAACAACAGAGTCAACGAAGCGAAGGCAAAGGGGCTACGGCTCAACTTCCTCAACAAGAACGATGAGCTTGTAGTTAATGGATTTTTCAAACTGGAAGATTACCGGCTTGAACAGATTCGGATGCCGTTCAAGGAAGCTCTTAAAGAGGCGACGACGCTGACAGAGGCACCGCCCTGGAACGGGACGCAGTGGGCCGAAGCGACAGTGAACTTCATTTCGTGGTTCAACGACGGAATCGACATCTATCAGGCAAGCGCCGAACTTGGCGTTCCCCCGCTTGTCACTTTGATTGCCTGTGCTCAACTGCTCGGCAAAGACAATGTTGGGAACTTCGGATCGAAAGCGATCTTTGTCAACTTCCCAATCGGTCGCGCTGAGTGGACGGACGACGTGCAGCCCGAATTGCAGAACGTGATTGCGTTAATGAGGGACATAGAGAACCCCAACCCGATACTGGCGATTTTCGCGCCCGAGTTGCTTCGCCAGATTCAATACAGCGGCGTCGGCACAACGGAGAAAAAGAAGAAGTGAGTCCATCCCAGCGGATGCTGCGATACGTGCAATACCTGCGGGTGTTATCGCAGCCGGCGTTTCCGCTGTCGATGCCGCGGCTGGACCGGCTGGAGTCGTACCTGATGCAGCGGATTATGAGGACCAGAAAATGAACAACATCCCTACGGTCGTCATCGTCATTATCGCGGTCCTGCTCGTCGGCATCTTCGTGCTGTTGCTGCCGACCTACGCTACCGCCGACCTAAAGGCAGTCGTGGACGTGGAGGACAAGCGGATCGCTGAGCGGAAGGTCTACCTGCGCTACGAATGGAGTGAAAGCGAACTGACGACGTGCGAGGCGTACCTGCCGAAAGGCGAAGTGCCGACGGAGCAATCGTGGGAGTTGCTATTCGAGAACACCGAGGTCATGCGCCAAGCGTTCCAGGTCGCGAAGCACAATCCGAACGGGCAGAAGATCACCGTGCGGGCTCGCGAGGTGCAGACGCTTCGCGGACGGGGGTTGTTGATTGAGTCGATTAGGAGTTCGTGGTGAGGCGTCTTCGTGGCTGGCTTGCGAGACGGTTTTACCGGGCCGCGTTCATGTGCGATGTTGAACGCGAGATAGAAGTTCGCGTCGTGCGCCAGACGGACGGGATGGTGGAATTGCGACTGGAAATCGCTTCGCTCTGGCTGGCGATTCCGTTGGGTGAAGATGAGCGCCAAGAAATCGGCAACGCTCTGTTGCTGCCTGGCGAACGGTTGACGGTGGATTTTGGAGATTGAAAGCGGTGCCAAACGCTTTTGTCGGAGTCTGACATGCGAGTCTTTGTAATCGCCGTGGCGCTGGCCATACTGGCGCTGCCTATCGTTGCTCTTTCGGCGTTCGGCCAGTGCCGAACCGCCTACGCGCCACAATACTATCAGCCGACTTACCAGCAGAGCTACGCGAACTATCAGATCGTGCAGCCCGTGGCGGTCGCGACGTTCCTAGTACCGAACACTTACTACAGCGTGCAGCCCGATCTCGCCGCTGCTCGCATCCAACAGCAAATTGCCGACGACGCTGCGGAGCGTGCGTTAGGGAAGATGTTGCAATTACTCAAGCAACAGCAACCGGTACCGGGCGCTATCCCGCCGGCCGCTGGGCAGGGAGCGCTGGCCGCGCCGCACGATCACGCGACGAGCTTGGCAACGAAGGTGCAAGCGGTCGTCGCGGCCCATTGCATCGCTTGTCACGGTGCGGGCAACAAGAACGGAATCGACCTGACCGACGTGTCGCGGCTCGATGACCGGCAGGCAATGGCCGTGCATCTCCGCACGTCGCTCGATCCGGTTGACCCGGGCTACATGCCAAAAAACAAGGCTGGTGAGAAGACGCCGGCTCTCGGTCAGCAAGAGTACGACGACATCACGCATTGGGCCTTTGAAGTGGCGAGCAAGTTCCGCAAGGCAGCGCCGCTCGCCAAGCCGGCCGTGCCCGATAAAGCCGTCGATCCGAAGCCACCGATTCCGCCCGCCGTCGATCCGAAGAAACCGGGCGACGATGACAATGAAGTGGCGAAGCGGAAGAAGAAAGGCCGACCAATCGGTTGAGAACTGTAGAGCGGACTGCGCTGTCGGTGCCAATCATAAAGGCGGCGCAGGAAGCTCTACACGAAATGGGCCGGGGCGTTCTACTAAGGACGTTGGGCTGATCGTCGGTCCCGGAATTGCTTGGCACCGCGTTTCGCCGGCCCTATAATATAAATGCCACACCAGACGTTCGGCGGTCCTGCTTGTGGGGACCGCTAATTTTGATGCAAGCCCCTGCGGTGCCAACGTTCCGTTAATATAAGCGGTGCCAAAACGCTTTCGGGAGTTGGTAATGTTTCGTCTCACTTCTTTGTTTTTGGCCGCTCTGTCGATCGGTCTCTTGGCAACGGATGCAAAAGCCTGCAATCGGGTTTGCGCCGCCGTCGCAGTGCAACAAGTCAGCTACGCTCAGCCTGTAGCAGTGCAGCAAGTCGCCCTGGTCCCCCAAGTCCAGTCCTACGCCGTGATGCCGTCCTTCGCTCAGGTCCAGGCCGTCAGCTACGCGGCACCAGTCCAGTCGTTCGCCGTCCAGTCCTACGCGATGCCGGCCTTCGCGGCTAACGTCGGCTACGGCGGGTTCTCTGGCCGTGCCTTCCCGGTCGCCGGGTTCAATGGCGGCTTCGGGGGCGGCGCTGGCTTCCGCGCTGGTGGTGGAGGCGGTGGGCTCGGGCTCGGCGGGCTGGTGAATGCAGTGGGCAACGTGGCGAACTCGCCGGCAGGTCTTGCGGCCCTCGGGTTCCTCGCCGGTCGCGCTGGTCGCTAATTTGAGTTGATGCTGACGCTCCGGCCGAAAGGCCGGAGCGCTCTTCTATGTCAGGGCTCTTACCAGCTTGGCAAACCTGTCCGCACGATTTCCCAATCCTGCATGAGCTACGCTACCCCGACGGCGAGAAGTACGGCGTACTGGCCGTCTGCTTCCACTGTCGATGCCGGCGCGTGACCGATTGGGACGGATGGACGACGCGGTACATGCCGCCGATCCCGCGGCGAAGCGAGTTCAAGGGCGGCATGTTGCGCTGGCTGATTGGGCTGCGTTAGGAAACGCGGTTGGCGGCTTCGCGCAACGCCTGCGCGTGAGCGCCGACGTGTGCATAGACCTGATCTATCATCGCCGTGCTTTTGTGACCTAGCAGCTCCGCGAGCATTTTCGGGTGAATCCCTGACAGAACGCCACGGGTACAAAAACCATGCCGGTAGCCGTAAGCGAAAGTTCGCCGTCCTAAGTGTTTCTTCGACATCTTCCACAACCGCATTTGGATTGCATGGGGCGTGAGCTGCCTATCACGATTGCCGCGGAATAGCGCCCCTTCCTTATGCTTCTCCCGTTGCTCGGTCATGATCGTCAGCGCCTCTTGCGACAGGTAGAGGATGCGAGATTGCCCCTTGTGCCGCGTTTTGTGCTTCTGAAGGGCAATCACTCCGTTGGCCCAATCGGTCCCCTCTACGGTCAATCCTGCCGCTTCCCCGGGCCGACAGCCCATGCACCAACAAAACCGACAAAGTTGCCTGAAATCGCCCTTCGTTAGTTCCAATATCCGAAGGTGGGTTTTCTCGTCGATCGTTGCCTCTGCGCCACGGGCCTCTTTCGGGGGTAGGCGTAGCTTGAAATCCTTCCGTCCGGCCCACCGGATGAGGTTTTGGGCCTGACTGAGGTACATCCGCCTGTAGCTATTTGACCATGGCTGGGATGCAGCCTGACGCTCGATTGCGAGCGGATCGGCTGTCTGTGCTGTCGAATCGGGGAAATGCCGTCCAAACGCGTTTAAGACAATCCCCATCCACCGTAACGCCCCGGTCCCGAATCGGTGCTTGAACGTGTCGAGGTACACGGTGATCAACTCGGCCAGCGGTTCCGGTCGATAGCCTGACTGCCCAGAATTGGCCGCTGCGACGGCCTCGGTGATCATCCCCTTCAGTTTGTCGAGGTCCTGAAGTGCTGCCCACGCCCCCGCCTCATCCGACGGATCGTGAACGCCTAGACTCTTCTGTTTTCCATTGCGTGTCACTGTCCAGACTCCCGCGGTTCGCTTTCGATTCCATCTGAACCACGGGCGGCTTTTCCTTGCCATGTTCAGCCCCTTTTTTGGAGCCGAACGGTGCGGATGCGTGCTTCGCCGGGTGGGACCTACTACGTAAGTCCATACACTGCCATTGTATCAGACAAAGGAGATGTATGTCCGAACGGTACATCTCCTTTTCACCGGCACGCCAAACACCGTCAAAACAAGCGAGTTTTGCACCGTCCGGCCGAGTCGGGCGGGGTGATAGCGTCCGTTTTGGGGCGTGTAAAGGGGGATTAGTGCGTCGGGGAGTGCGAGACGCACGGATCAATCTTTCAACTCGTCAGCGAACGCCAACAGGATCGGCGGGGAATTGTGGGCTAGGCGAGCAATGATCATCGCCGCGTTTTGAAGGTCGTGCCCGGTCGTATTCTGTCTGCCAGCAATTTCGGCCAGTGCCATCGCTATCACTTCGCGGGCCTTTACCCATTGCTTAGCCGTCTCAATCATCCCCTCGCCTCTCCTTCGCACCCGGCTCCGACTGCCGTAATTCCTTCAGCAGCAAGTTGCCGACGAATGCGATGGTCTTGCAGATTTCCACAGTTTCGGCCGAGTATTGAGATGGCCAGTCAACCATCACGCCAAGATAGGTTGCCGAGCAGATGGCGCATAGCATCGTCTTCTGGCCGGCGAAGTGGCTGCCATCGGATCGTGTGAACTCTTTGACTCTGACGCCGCGTGACCGGCAGCAGTCACATTCGGACTCGTCAATCTCAGCCATCCCTCTCTCCTCCGTCGGCTTGGCGAGCAGGGCGGCGGCCTTTTCCACCGCATCCGACATAACCGATCCGTTTGGCGAATCTCCGGCGCGAAGCCTGACTACGGCTCGGTGCAAGTACGATAGACCGTCCCGCAGCCGGTCGCACTCGGCGCGAAGCGATTCGTGGCTGTCAAGTAGTTCAAGCCACTCGCTAGTTTCGTTCGGAAACCAGAGGCGGGCATTCGCGATCTGCTCGGCGGACAGGATGTTGTCAGTCGGCATTTGCCTTTGCCAGCTCTTCTCGCGTCATATCGCTACCGACCTTCCCCGCGCCCGATCAGCGCGGCACAATGCGGCTTGATGACTTCCATGTAGCCGACCAGATGCTTCCAAGCTGCCTCAGACAAGTCCTCTGGCGTCTCAACTAGAACGTACTCGCCGTGATCAACGAACGAAAGCGCACATCGGCCTTTTGGGCGCTCCGGCTCAGGCGGCTTTTTCTTCGGTAGCAACACGTCTCGAATCCAATCGCTCAGCTTCATGCCGGATCGCTTCGCCGCTTCGTTGAATAGCTTCCGCTCTTCCTTCGTGGCCCGCAATGCGATGATTGCCGACTTCTGTTTGCCACGTTGGAATTTCGGCCGACCGCCTTTGTTCTTTCCCACGATCGCTACTGACCTCCAATCGCTCCCGCGAATTTGTCAAACTCTACGCAGTGCAGCCGGGGGGACTCACTCGCGGCCCGTTCGTTCACAATTCTTTTCCGGCGGCTCGGTCGGCGGCGACAACGGCAGCCAATGCGTAGCGCGGGCGAAATTATCGAATCCATCCCATTCGTATCCAGTTTCCTTTTCTCTCCGGTACAGGCCGTCACTAACCTCGACATATCGGTCATACAGATTCGGGTTGTACCGTCCGACCTCGTATTCATCGTCAACGAAAATTACGAACCACGTTCCGTCGCGCGGCGCGGTCTCAATCGGTTGCCAGACTTTGTTCTTCATCGCAATCTCCTACTGACATTTTCAACCAGTCGCGATTCGCTCACAATCGTTGCAGTGCAGCCACGGACCGCAGGCATTTTTCCCTTTACAAAATCGGCGCTCGACAATACAGGGTAGTCGTCAGGACGAGATAGGCATCACGTCCGCCCCAGCTTCCGGCCGAATGCACAACGGCCGAACGGGCGCAGCAAGTTCTCTCGCAGAATCCCACTCCGATGAACACCGAAACCGTTTCACCGCGGGCCGCTGCCGCTGCGCGCGTCCGCGCCGAAGGACCAATCACTCTCGACCAAGCTGCTACCGTTTTCGATGCTCCGAACCGCAAGGGGCGCGTCAGTTGGCGCACGTTAGAGCGGTGGATTATCAGCGGCAAGCGGGGCGTCCGGTTGGACGGAGCGCGTGTGGCTGGTCGTTGGTGTACCAGCCTCAGCGCCCTCCTGAGATTCAGGCAGCAACTCGGACTTGAAAAAACCTCACCCGACCAAACCCTGCCACACCAGACCGCAACGCGCCAGACCGAGCCGTAGCTGGCCCAACCTCGCCCCGGACCACACCAAATGCTCACGCAACCGCCATCGTCGCCGCCACATTGCGGCGCACGAGCGCCGCATCCTGTTGGATCGACCGGGCGTTGCGCCGGATGCGCGACACGGCCAGCGCCGTCTCGCGATTGGCACGTGGCAAGCTGCCGGCGAGTTCGTCGGCCATCGTCTCGATCTTCGATGCGATCTCTTCGGCTTGTAGCAGTTCGTCCATTATTTGCCTGTGGGGGCGCGAACATGGGACATAACCATTGTAATGTAGGGACGTTGGGGCGCGGTATGGGTTCACGCACTCTTCACGGCTCACTCCGACCCGCCACCGGGGCGACGGGGCTAGGCGTCTGCGTCCGGTCTACGCTCGGCTTTCAATTGGTCGAGTTCGGCGGTCCACTTGCCCGCCGCGCGCAATTCATCCTCAGCGTCGAGGATCAAGTCCTCAGCGGCCATCCCGACTTCCGCCGAAACGGATCGGCGGCGAATCTTGGCCAAATCTTGAAGTGCGGACGTAACCGCAATCCAGGCGCGTCCATAGAAGGGATCGGTTGGACGGTCGTTTTTAGGCCGACCGGGGCCTTTCTTTTTTGCTTTTGCCACAACCGTAGTCATATCGACCGCCTCACTTTCATTATGCAGTATACACACGAAAAGTGCAAGGGAATACTGATTTTGAATAATTCTGTCTTTTTTTGTCAATTCTTATTGACAACAATCGAATAGCCTGTTAGATTAAGGGTGTAGTGAAGATGAAAGTCAACCAAAGGAGAACGCAATGTGCCAAACGCTTCAAACCCTGATCCACCCGACGACGATGAAGCGGGCCGAGATCGCCCTGTGGCAAACGCTGGACGGCCCCAGATTCGTCGTTCGGCTGGCAACGGGCTGTCGGACCGGCCGGCGCTTCCTGGCGTTGCGGCAGGCCGTGCGGTTCGCGGAGAAGTCGATTGCGTAGACCCCCACCCTTCGCCCCAGAGGAAAAAGTGATGGCAAACGAGCAATACAAGACAGTCGATAAATTCGACCGGGCGCTTGGAAGCCTTGCCGGGCTTCCCGACGTGACGAAAACTCCGCCCTCGACCGTGACCGCGTTCACTCCGCTAATCGGAGCGGCGCAGACATTCATCATTCAGACGTTCCGGCAAACAGAGCGCGACACGTTGCCAAACGGGGACACCGTTAGCCGTAGCCGGGACACTTTGTTTTTGCAGTACGTCGATGACACTGGAGCGGTGCGGATGGTGATACCACACGGGGCGATTGACGCGATCATTCGCCAGCGAGACTCGTTGACAACGCGAGTGCGGAAGCGTGTTGGGAAAGAATCGGCCGCTGCCCGCAAGGCGCGAGGCGAACTGCCGGGATTCATGAAATCAAAGAAGAAGTAACTCGCCCCCACCCTTCGCCCGCAAAGGTGCCCAGATGACCGCGACAATGACCCACGAAACGATGCACCCGTTCTGGCTCGCCGGCTACAAGGCTGTGTGCCAGGGCGAGACGTTGGCCGAGCTGGTCGAAAAGGTGGCCAACGACCCCCGCAAACTGCGATTATCGGTTGAGCAATGGCAAGCTATTTTGGACGGTTTTAACCGCGTAGGCGCTGACGAGTAATCACCAAAACCCTTCGCCCGCAAAGGCCCAGCCATGTACGAAGTGCAACCCGCCAACGAGACCGCCCGCCAGCAATGGGAACACGAGATGGGCTACCATTCAGCAGAACGCGCGGCCCACGACGACGCGGCCGAATTGGAATGGCTGGTATCGCTTGGCTGGTGTCCATTCTCCGGCGTCCTTCCGTCAGAGTTTTTGGACGCGCACAATATGGCAGAGGTCTAATGAGTCCTGCCGCGGTCTGGTGCGGTCTGGTGGGGCTTGCTGAGGCCCGGTTTGGCATGGTTCGATTTCTTCGCCCGCGTGCAGACGCCCGAACTGGAACTGGTGTGACCATGACCGAAGAAAACGCATTCGCGCGAGCGATCATGTCGGCGCTAGATGACGCCGCCCCGCAGTTGGTCTACTCGGACTGGCTTGAGGAGCGCGGGCAGGAGAAATTGGCGATTGACCTTCGGCGCGGCTCAATTGTTCGCAACAATCTTTTCGACGGCTGCGGCGGCGACGGCGGCGGCGGCGGCGGCGACGGCTACGGCGGCGGCGACGGCTACGGCTGCGGCGGCGGCGGCGACGGCGGCGGCGGCGACGGCTACGGCGGCGGCGGCGGCTGCGGCGGCGACGGCGGCGGCGGCGGCGGCGGCTACGGCGACGGCGGCGGCGACAGCTACGGCTACGGCGACGACGGCGACGGCGGCGGCGGCTTAAAACTCAAGGAGTTAATCATCATGCAAGACGGCCTCTACATCCTCAGCATTCCGAGCGGCTATTACCCGTATGTGATCGTGGGTTGGGTAAATGTGAAGGGGCTTGAGGTAGAGGTCCGTCACGGTCGGATCATCAAGCGATTCGGCCAAAACAAATCGCTCTCCGAGTTAGCCAAAAACGGGCCGGCTACTGACACGCAATTACTCCCGGCTTCCGAACTGGAAGAATTCTGGCGAACAGCAATCAGCCGCGCCATCCCCGCCAACGAAAAGGCATGGCGAAAGCACGTGCCGAAGATTGAGGCTTGAACATGGACACATACCCCGAACTGCTCGGCGACGAGGAAGTCTGGCCCTGCCCCGTGTGCGGCACGTTCGAGTTGTGCGACTGCAAGCAAGAGTTAGCCGCAGAGGCGTGGGCGAATCGGTGCGGGCAGGTGATGCCGGAGTATAGCGACGACGAGACACCTTTTTAGGAGATGTGATGTTTAGCATTCGGTTTGGCGGCGTCGAGTTGACCCGAGCGGACTTCGACAAGTCGTTCCGCGATTACGTCGCGTTCTCGATTGCCTTCGCAGCCAATACGGGTTGCCGAGACAAAGAGGCCGCGCTGGAATTGCTGCGATATGAGGCGGACAGCCTTATTGAAAAGTCGCGGGCCGACTTGCTCGCGGCGTGCCAAACATTGCTCGACAGATTCATCGCCGTCTGTGCTGACGACAACGGCATCGACCCGGCAGACCAAAAGAGGATCGACGCCGCCCGTGCCGCAATCCAGAAAGCCAAGCAACAGCCCGCATGACGCCGCCCGCACGCCAAGCCAACAACCGCCGCGTCAAGCGCGGCCAAGGAGAGAGCACATGGCAGAGAAGAAACAACTAGATCACGCCAAAATCGCTGGGATTCTTGGAGCCAGCAGCGTCAAGTTCAAAGGCTACACCGCTGAGGAACAGACGGGCGGGTCGTGGGCCGTTTGGGGCGACAATCCAGACGTGCCGATTTGTCGAGTTTCAGCGGGCAAGGAATTCCACACCCCCGAAGAGGCACGGGCTATCGCTGTTCGGATCGCTCAGGCATTGAACGACTACGGATCGAACCAGGAAACGGGATCAGCCATGGAGAACGACGCATGAAGGATTTGCCGTTTGCTATTTGGCGTAAGGTGCTCGAAAAGCGCCGCGATGAAGTCGCCAAGGTGCGCGACAAGTTGGAGAAGGACCTGGACGAAATGAGCGGTCTTCTCGATTCATGCCAACGCGCCCATGAGGACATCGAATCGGCCATAGCTGCGCTCAGTGAATTGGCTTGAGGAAACGGAACCAGGAGTCTCGGCAATGCCAAGGAAGCGTCGATCACCGGATTTGTGTGCATGGTGCGATAAGCCATCGTTCAAAGCAACAGGTAGCATTTGGCTTTGTGATGTGCATACGCGATTCGCAATGATGCGGCGAGCCGCAAAGAGGGACGGCAAGGCCATTCCGTCAATGGATGATCTGTTTCAAATGCTCGCGGCTCTGGACGATATGAAGTGCCCGGTTTGCTTGCGAAAAATGAACTGGTTCGCGAAGGACGGGCAAGCGACCGTGATGACCCTTCAACATGATCGCTCTGGAAAGATGCGCTTTCTCTGTCGGTCATGCAATTGCAGGCATTGGAGATTCGATGGCGATTCGTTTTACGACGAGATCGGCCCCGACAAAATGCGTTGCTTTTGTTGCAAAACCGTGCTGTCGATTGAAGAGTTTCCGCCGACTTCTCAATCAGGCAAATGGCGCGGAAGAAAATCGACGTGCAGGCCGTGCGTCAACAAACTCTGGCGTGAGCGAAATGCAAGAAATCGTGAGCGTTACAACGAGCGGCGGCGCAAAGATGCAGCAGAACGAAGGAAAAGGAAACTGCAAGACGCAGCGGGGTAATGGATGCACGACTGGCCAGACGACAAGCTGCTCACAGCAAAGGAAGTCGCCGCGTATCTCGGCGTCAAGGGTACAGGATTCCGCGAAGCGCGACGAGCCGGGGAGATACCCGAGCCCATTTACATCGGCACTAGCCCGCGATGGCGCTGGGGGGATTTGAAGGAATGGACACGAGCGCTGACGATTGTACTCCAAAAAACCCCTGCCGTTTTTCGACGGAAAGCGACGGAAAACGACTCTTTTCAACCTTCCGCAACGGACAGCAATTTGCCCCCTTCCGAAAAGAAAAAGGGGCATTAGCATCGTTTCAGCCGCAAACCCGGCACGGACCCGCCCATACTCAGGGATTCGATCATGTTCGCACTCGTGATATTCGCGCTGCTCGTCTGTTTCTTCGCGGCGTACTGGCTCGGTCGCCGGGACAGGGGCCGGGCGCTGGAGATTGAACGCGATCGGCACCGGGCGAACGTGCGGCACGTTGGGCGGAATTGAGGCGAGCATGGACGGGAAGGCAACATGAAGCAACTCGAAGACATGAACGAAGTCGAATTGCGGGAACTGACAACCGCGATTCTGAGAGACATCGAGGCTGCGTTGCCGCCGATGACTGCCTTCACGGTCCTGTTCTGGCCGTTCGGCACGCACGGCATCGCTCAGTACGGATCGAATTGTCACCGGGGCGACATGATTAAGGCGCTTCGCGAGACGGCGGATCGGTTGGAGCGAAGAGAGGACGTATCGCGATGAGCGCCAGCAACTACGTCCACCTGGACAACTGCGACGTAATCCGTGAGACGGAGAACGCCTTTTTGATCCGCTACGAAGGCGAAGAGATTTGGATTCCGCGCTCGCAACTAGCGGACGCCGACGATTACGCGGCTGGCGATGAGGACGTGACGCTCAGCGTTACGGAGTGGATCGCGAAGCAAAAGGGAATTGAGGTCGATTGAACATGGCCGATCAAACGAAATTATCGACCGGCTATGGCATCTGCCCGCAATGCGACGTGCATTGCTGGCTTGATGTGGCGAGCGGTGCCGAGCCGAACCTGTTGCGAGTCGAGAATTCGCATCATGTCTCGACCGATTACGGACCGGGTGAGTCGTGGGATGAGATTTGGAAGTGTCCGGCGTGCGGGCACGAATTCACAGAAAGAAACGGCTATCCATGACCAATGAACACGGCTACCACGTCTGCACGAAAGACGATCCGTGGACGCCAGCGAAAGGCGAGCGGGCGATTCATCCCGATGCCGTATCGGGCGAAGATCGAGACTTCGGCGGCGGCGAGTATTGTGCCTCCTATACCTGCCCGAACTGCGGGAAGTTCTTCTATGTGGAGTTGGCACAGTGAAACAGACAGCTTGCAAACTTTGTGGCAAGTCGTTCGTCTGCGACAACGGCATGTGGTCAACGACCTGCACTTGTGCTCGGGATCGGCCGGAACAATTGCGAGTCGCTCAGGAAATACGGCCGGGGTTCTATTGGGCATTATGGCTGACGGCGGCAAATGGAACGCACGAAGGCGATGAGTTGACTCCCTCGCATGATTGGGAAGTTGTCGAGGTTTGGGAGAACTTCATCGGGGATAGGTGTGAAGCCGATGCCGCTGAGAAATTCGGCGTGAGTGTTCCAGGCGTGCGCGAATCGCAATGGCTTGAAAACTTCAAGTGGGGCGAACGAGTAAAAGACAAGGCGTGAGCGATGTATGGACGCCGACGTTCACAAGCTGCCGAGCGGCTACGTCATTGTTGAGGTGAACGGCGAGAAGGACGACGGGCACAGCCCGGCATGGTATCGGGCGGTGATGCACGATCCGAGGTTACGAGAGTTGATTCGGCGGGAGATTCGACCGGAGGAAGGCGATGGTCCTCGAACTGATTGATCCCATCGCCGGCGACACGGTAGAAACGGTTCATTACGTCTCGTGTGACTTCTGCTTCGAGACGGCGTGCGAGGACATTTGGGCCGGCAAGCGCGACGAAAAGGACTGGCGGGAGTTCTACCGGCTGCATCCGGGCCTGGAGGTTTGCTGTGGAAATTGTCTCGACGGCTTGGATATGAGCGAAGGTAAACCAACGGAGGGTTAGCCCATGACCGACGACTACACACGCGGCGTAGCCGACACGCTGCAAAAGATCGCCCGCCACTTCGCCGACGTGCCATTCGTCCGCTACGAACTGTGCAAGCTGTTCCGCGAGCGTGACGATGACGACGAGACGGTGCAGCTAGGAACGCTGCCGACAGAAGATGAACGAGCGACTGCCAAAATGTGCAAAACGTGAAAGGACACCAATGCAAAAGGTTTTGAAGCATCCGGCTTGCGACGACGAGTGGAAAGTCAGTCTCCGCAATTTCTCCATGAAGGTCGGCTTTCATCTGAGCCTATCGACATCGATGCTCGAAATGCTCTGTGCAGTGTCGGACGACGTGAAGTGGGACCGGGCGCTCTACTATCGCGAGCGATGCGTCGGAGAGAATTGGATTAGTTCGCAAAACTCGCTCGTCAAGCGCGGACTGATCCGTCGCAAGAGCGAAGACGAAATGATGAAAGAAAAGAAGCGTCGCATCATCATGGAAGGCACGACGGCGGACTTCTGCCAATGGTCGAACTACGAACTGACCCCGGCTGGCGAGTTGGTCGTTGCTCTAATCGCGATGGCCGGACTGTTTGTTGAGGCCGACGCCGCAATCGAGAAGAAGGCAAAAAAAGCATGAATACCGCTGACCCACCCGCCCTGGAACCCGGCCAGCTCGTGCAGATCACCGACGGCCCGCACGCGGGCAAGAGCGGGCGTGTGGCGGAGGTCCGCCTGGACGCAGTGACTGGCGATGTAATCGTGGCCGTGCAGACGAGCCGCGGCATGTGTTGGACTTTGCGGGCAAACGTGAAGCATTAGGAGCTACGCGATGAAAGCCAACGAGGTAGTCGAGTCGATTTGCGAGATTCTCAACGAGAACTGCGAGAACCCGGCGCTTGAGTTAATCAAGCACGGCAAGGTACTTCAGTCGATTGGCTCGGCGCTGAAAGGCTTCTCGCTGGAAGAAGCGCGCACCGTTTTGAAATGTGTCGCGGATATGAACAGGATTCAGAAAACTTAGGAGCCACGGCCGGCGGCGTACCGCGTTTTGGGCACCGCAGGGAAACTGGCCGGCCGTGATTTGAACTTGGCCGGGCCTGTGAACTGGTTGCGTCAGGGTGATAGGTTCGACTGCCGGCTCGGCCATTTTGGAGACGGGAACTCGAACGCCGGAGAGATGTCACGAAAGCGGGGAAGGCTCAACGGCCGAAGAAACCGCGAGTATGTGCGCGGGGCATGCGACCCAAGATTGCGAAGGCGTGACAGCTCGGAGAGACGAGCATTACTTCGGAGCTTTGACATGCTACACGCCGACACCACCGTCCACTTCGTCGAACGTCTCCGCCTAGCCGCCCCGTGCGTCGGCCCGGTCACTGGCCGCGCCTACCGCGTGTTGACCTGCTTTGGCGCTGACGGATCGCAGCATCGGATCGCCCTACACGCGGACGTTGCCGACAAGCTGCTGATCGAAGGCTATGACGCGCCGGTTGAGGATGAGGACGACGAGGAGCCGCACGATGGCGACACGGCGAAGCCCGTCGGCGAATCGGTCAGCGGCGAGCAGGTGTTTGCGGGGGATGCGCCGTGTCGAACATTGCCCGACGAGTTTTAGGAGTTCTTTTCGCGGGTCATTTTCGGCAATTCGGACATTGCCCGCTCAAAGTCTTTTCGGGACGGCGCGTCCATGACTTTGATGATGTAGTCCGGGACGGAGATGTCCTGGTGAGTTGCGATCGTGCGGAATCGCCGCATGAGCCACTTGGGAAGGCGAGTTGATTCCGTTCCGTCGTCGTGCTTTTTCGGACGCCCCATGATTGGGGCAAGTGTAGCGGACAAGGACGCTCCAACAAAAGGGTTACTAGCGACGGTCGTAAATGATTCTATCCGGCTAGTACGCTATTTGTCAATTACTCTTGACGCTAAGCGTATTAGACGCATAAAATATGACGGTATCCAGGGCAGGAAAAAAAGTGTCGAATGCTTGGACGCTGCGGGCCGAAGGAAGCACGCTCGGCATGGTTGCCGATGCCGAAGAAGTGCGCCGGGCGCTCAAGCTGTTTGCCGATCCGACCTCGGGTTGTCAGTTGCTTGGATTGACAAAGAACCGGGAAGGCCGAGTAATCGGGATTCCGAAGACACTGGCCGGGTCGAACATCGACGGGCTTTGCGAGGCCGCAGCATCGTTGCCGTCCGGTTCGGGGATTTACTACCGGATCAATCCGGTGCCGGAGAACCTGAGCCGATCGGCGAACGCTGGCGACGTGTTCAAACGTCGCTGGGTTTACATCGACATTGACCCGGTGAAGCCGGATGAACAGAAGGATGATCCGGCCACGGATAACGAAAAGGATGGGACGATCAGCGTGTGTGATGCGGTAAACGACTACCTACAGGACATCGGTTGGCCGGCTCCAGTGATTGTGGATTCAGGCAACGGACACGGGCTGCATTACCCATGCGATCTTCCTAACGACCAGGACACTCAGGATCGAATACGCGACCTGCTGAAGGTTCTGGCTGCGAAGTTCTCGGGGCCGAAAGGCAAGGTCGATAAGAGCGTACACAACGCCGATCGATTGGCGAAGCTGCCCGGCACTTGGGCTAGGAAAGGAACCGAATACCATGACCGGCCATATCGTCCGGCGAAGTTAGTGTTTGTTCCTCAATCGCTTGGATGCGTCACACTGGCGCAGTTGCCAGAAAAGAACGCGATTCCGCAACCGTCCAAGAATGGGAAACACCGAGAACCGTTCAAGTGTCGAGCAACGACGGGCGACGGCGACACTGCTTATGCACAAGCAGCGTTGGAAGGGGAATGCTCTCGCGTCGTCCTCGCCAAGCCCGGGCCTGATGAGGGTAGAAACAACGCCTTATTTCGGGCCGCTTGTAATCTTGGCGAGCTGGTGAATGGCGGAGTTCTCGACAGGTCAGTCGTTACGCAGCGATTGACCGATTCAGCATTCAGAACGGGCTTGGACGCACACGAAATAGCATCGTGTATTGCGAGTGGATTTAAGAAGGTTGAGGGTAAATCGCGCAACATCCCGGAGAACCAAAAGCCGCTCGAAGAGAAGCGATGGTCGATTCCGGTTGAACCGAAACGCAACAAAGATGATGCCGAGATTTACCCGTTGCCGGATTTGCTGGCGATGGAACTGCCGGCTCCACGGTGGGCGATACCGGGCTTACTGTCTGAGGGCCTAACGATCCTGGCCGGCAAGCCAAAACTCGGGAAGTCGTGGATGGCGCTCAATCTCGCCATGACCGTTGCGGCCGGGGGAATGGCTCTCGGATCGATCAAGGTACATCCCGGCGACGTTTTGTACTTGGCGCTTGAGGATCGATTGCGGCGCATCCGTGACCGGGCCGCTAAGGTGCTGGGCGGATTGAAATTGCAAGCGCCTGGACGGCTCGGAATCGCCGTGGAGTGGAAACGACAGGACAAGGGCGGCGTGTTCGATTTGGCCAAATGGCTAGCCCAAGCCAACGATCCGCGGCTGATCGTGATTGACGTTTGGGCGAAGTTCCGCTCGCCGGCAAAGATGAAGGGCTCGGCATACGAGCAGGACTACGACCAACTGACCGAAGTGAAGTCGGTGGCCGATCATTACGGCGCTTCCGTGCTGGCGATTCACCATACGCGCAAGGGCGCGGCTGAAGACGTGTTTGACGAGATCAGCGGGACACTTGGGATCGCTGGCGCTGCCGATGGGTCGATGGTGCTCACCCGATCGCGGGGAAAGAACGAAGGCACCCTCGCAATGACCGGGCGCGACATCGAAGAGCAAACAATAGCGGTCGAGTTCGACCCGAACGCGTTTACTTGGCGGTCGCTGGGATCGGCAGAGGACCGCGTAGGCGGCGAACTGCAAAAGCGAGTTCTCGCCTACCTGAAGCTGATGAACGGTCGCGCAGTGTTCACGTCGGACATAGCCGAACATCTGGAAGAATCTCAGGACAAGGTGCGGCCGACGCTGCACAAGCTGCTCGAAAAGCTGATCATCAAGCACGTCGGCAACACATGGAGTTACCCGGGGGAAGGCGATGAAATCCCGACGTAATGATCGTCTGCCGTTACGGTCCGTTACGCCGTTACGGTGTGAACGCAAGTTGTTAATTGTTAGCAACTTAACCCCGTAACGGCAGCATAGGTCTCTCCGTTACGGTCCGTTACGCCCCGTAACGACCGTAATGGCACCGTAACGACAGGCCGTTACGGGGTTAAGTTTGCGTGTGTCAAGTGTTTAGGCGATGACCGTAACGACCGTAACGGACCGTAACGCTTGACGAGTGTGAAATTCCCCGGCTCGAACGTATCGACCGG